ACATATTGTGTGTGTTGTAGGATGAACTACGAAAGTATGTAATTATAATGATATCACCTTTTGTTTTGTAAGAAAATTATAAATATGTTGGTCTTTATCTTCAATAGATAACGAGTGATTATCAATAATTAAATCAAAATTAGATTGGTCATAGTTGGCTTCATCTAGTGCAGTTTCACTAGCATGAGTTGACGAATACAAACTCCTATCTAGTTTTATAACTAATCCACCTGCTTGTTTAACAGCTTCAACTTCATTAGGAAAACGACAGTCTGCAATCAAAGCTAACGGGAAATTTTCTTTTTTGATTTTTCTAAGAGTAGCATCGGACCACACATTGTTTTGCATCCTTCTTAGCACATCAGTTCCCACATATTGCATCACCTCTCTCGCTGTCATTTGTGCGTCAATACCCGGCCAAAAACAATTAACCAGTTCATTTTTATTTTCATCTGTACCATAACACTGCGCTTCGGTTAAACCTAATATGTCTATACATAGCCTTTTTAATGGGTCAGCAAAGTTGTATGTTCTAACGACTTCGTAATAATCGCTTTGATCAATAACCATTCTATATTTATAGTAATCATCAGTAAAAAGTCTAGAAGCAAATTGACATGCACTAGTTTTACCAGATTGTTTTTTACCAGCAAATGCAATAATCATGTTCTTTCCTTTATAAATTGTATAATTTGAGCATCAATTTCCTCACGAGTCATTTCTGCAATATCTGTTGCAGTAATTTGTGGCCTATATATTGTATAGGTGTTTTCACATTTTTGTTGTATCTCTTTAGCTGCCTTATCTCCAGCTTCATCATTATCCATAATAAGAAATAATGTCATAGCTCCAGAAGAATCTAAAATTAGTTTCTGTCTGTCGCTTAAATTACAACCGAAAATTGCAACACTGTTATGAATATTGTTTTCTTCCAATTTCCATACGTTACCGGGACTTTCTACAAGTATTGCATAGTTGGTGTTATATATGTATTCTTTGGCATTCCAAAAATTATACAAATAATGTTGAGATTTAAAACCAAAGCTATGCTTCCATTTAGAGTATTGCCAGGAAATTTCTTTAGCAGGACACATCTCCTCTGGATCATGGTAAGATTGACAAATTTCACATTTATCAAATATACTTCTGCCAGTACAGCCTACTAAAAATTCTCCAGTGTCATCATATATTGGAACAACCACTCTGTTATACATAGGCTTATCAGGATTGTTACAAAGTCCAACATCGTATTTAGTTAGGATGTCTTTTGAAAAACCCCTATCAATATAGTATTGAGAAGGTATCTCAATATTCTTGATGGCAGACTCTCTTGTAATTTTACTGTCTAATAGCTGCTTAGGATTAATTTTATCAATTATTCTAGCAAAATTATTTTTATCTTGAGCAACTTTACTTACTAATAAATCGCTACCACTAGAGCCTAGTAAATTTTTACAAAATTCTACAACCTCATTAAAGGAGCACATTTTATCTCCTTTTTCAGACCAACCATATTTTTGAGAGGATATAACACCTCTAATAAACCCTAAGATAGAACCTCTAAAACAATGCTCACATTGATGTGTTCTACATTTCCAATTACCTCTATATGTATCTCCTTCGTAATACAAGTTTAAAGCAGAATCGTTATCACCACTATGAATAGGGCAAGACATAGTAATCATTTTACTATTGTCTCTATAATCTTCTAAGCCCAAAGAATTCAATACGTCTTCTATATTATCACATAGCAAATCACAAAGATTTTTTAATTCTTGCTGATTATACGAATGGGATTTCGTCTTTATCATTATCAACCACAAACCCTTCTGTATCATTTGAGTTATTATTAGCCAATTCTAATTTAGTTTTACCTTCGGTGATCTTTGCACACCAGCCTTTCATATTACAATTAATGTAATCGTTGTCATCCAAACCTCCGCCATGTCTACTAATAATAGGTATCAGTTTTCTATTACCAGCAGAAGGTCCATCTTCTGATATTTCTTCATCACTTTTTCTTTTAAAAATTGTAAAGTTACTGCATAACCAAATAATTCTATCAGAACCACTAGCGGTATCTGTACTTTCTTTAGTTATTCCATCACGATTTAATTGAATAAATGCAACTATAGGTATTTTGTATTTACTAGCAAAATTATGCAAACTAGTCATCATAAATCCTAAAAGTTGATACTCTTTCATATCGGCAGAAAGCCCTTGAGTATCCATTAATTTTAGATAGTCATAAAAAACTACGCAATCCTTCGCAGTCCCGTCATCGTTTAGACCTACTTCCTTTACTATCCATCTTTTCATAATAGATAACTGTTCGTCAAATGGTTTTCCTGCAATAGACTTATGATAAAAATTAGCATTTTTTAATTCGTCTGCTGCTTTATTCACTTTTTGTATGGAGGCATGTGAATCTGCAAACTTGCCAGTTTCTATTTTGTTCATTTCTATTTCTGTCATCATAGCTATAAGTCTGTTCATATGATCTTGCTTGGTCATTTCAGTGTCCATATTTAAAACCGGAATGCCTGACTTAGCTATATTTAAACCCATGTTATCTGACAATAAAGTTTTACCAGTTTTTGGTCTAGCAGCAATAACATTAATTGTGCTTTTTCGCAAACCTCCTCCAATTGATTGGTCGTATACTGGAAAGCCTGTAGGAATACCTACCTGATCTATAGGATTTTCTTGTAATTCTTTTAAATAATCATCTAATCCTGTAGCCATTTGTTCTGGAGCAGTATCGTCGTTACTAATTAGGTTAGTAAAATCAAAAATCGGATCTTCTGCTAAAGAAATAATATGCGAAACACTTTCCGAACCATTTATTCCATTGATATTTTTCTGAGCATTACTCAGTTGTTCTTTTAAAAGTCTTGCTATTTTTAGTTTTGCTATTTTAGTAGCAAACTTTTTTACATTATCTAGATGTATAGGAAAATTTAAAACAGCTTGTAAATGGCTGAGTTCATCTTTTTTATTAAAAAAATCTTCATAGCCTAATTCTTTTGCTTTAGATAAAATAGATGCTATATCTATTGCTGTTACATTTTCTTCACAAAGGCTATGTAGACATTGGAAAATTAATTTATTACTATCTATAGTAAAACACTCAGCGTCCATAATGTCCGCAATTTCCAAATATATACCATCTGCATATTTACACATGCCAGATAGTACTGCTCTTTCTGCTGCTGTGTCTTTTAACGACATACTAACCCCCAAGCCTTGAGCAAGCATTGCATTTATAGCGAGAAGCTTCTGTAACTAATACAGGATTTACTTTTTCTCTCTTACCACAACTACGACATGTAACATCAACACTATTGTACTTTCTGGTTCTTGGAGCAGGAGGTTTTACATTTAACTTTCTATCTATTTCTACATCTTCTTTGTGCATACCTCTAACATCCATACTCTCAAATTTATTTAGACTTGCTTTTTTTGTAGTTGTTGTACTCTTTTTCCTATTAGTTTTTGTTTTTTTACTAGTAGTTCTTTTTTTTCTAGTAGTCTTCTTAGGTGCTTCTTGGGGTTCGTCGTCATCAACCAAAGACCTTAAAAGATCTACGATTTGTTCTATGGTTTCTTTTTTATTGCTCATGTTTCAATTTACTCCTCTGAATATTCAGCAAGATATCTGATAGGTTTTTGATACTATTTGCTATATACTGCAATCTGTCAGATCTCATCTTAGCGTATTTTTTAATTTTGTTCAATGAATTTGCGCTGTCATTATGCTTTATTGCTTGTGTTGATTTTTCAATATAGCCATACCCTTTGTATGTATTGAGTTCATCTGCAATAACTTCTTTAATATTCTCTTCAGCCCAATTACATCTTGCTAATTCTCTATTTATACTTCGTTGAATATGAAAACTAAACTGACCTAATCTATATGCTATTTCGCCACAATCTTGTGGTGTCATAGTTTCTAAAACTTTTCTGTCCATTGAAAAATAGTGTTCAAGTTCATCGTTAGAAAATTGCTGTCCTTGATAAACAGGAAGACCAATACCTTTTTCGTATTCATCTAAAACGCTATCCCATTCTTTAACTTTTTCTTTAGTATTCATCTATTCTTTTTGTCCAATCGTCTAAATTTTCATTATAAGGTAGTTCAACATATGTAATATTATTTTGCTCACACCATTCTTTTTTTTCGTTATCTCTTTTCTTCGCCTTCAAAAAATTTAATTTAGTAGTATGATAAAAAGGAATAAACTTATAATGTTGTTCCCCATGCACTTCGACACAAGTTTTTATGAGAGGTAAATAAAAATCCAAATACAGAACTTCTTTGGACCTAACTGGTATAGATACTTCTTCTAAAATTTGAAGGGTAGGAAATAGTTCATGTAATAATTGTCTAGCACGAATATGATGTGTAGATTTATTAGTAGCTGTAGCCTTAGAGATATATCCCTTTAGACTCCATTGTTTAGTATTATTATCTAAATCTATGATATTCATTATATTCCTAACGCATCACTGACTTCTGATACTAAATTGTCATAAACTTCAGGATTGTGTACTATGAAATCTCTAGCCTTTTCAGAACCTTGAAACTTAGGTGTTTCGTCCACACTAGTAAAAGTATACCAAGCACCACCTTTACTAATAATGCCAATGTCTACTGCAAGATTAAATAGTTCCATATATTTATCAATACCTTCACCATATCTAATATAGCTTGTAGTGGTTGCTCCCGGAGGACCTAAAGCAGAACATACTACTTGCCATTCTACCTCTTGTCCAATTTGATTATTCTCTTTTCCTAAGAGCCAAGGACTAAATCTTTTGGCTCGCAATTTAATATCTGTTTGATATGCAATAGCTTGTCCAGATTTTTCTTTAAACTCTGCACCATACCCTGTAGGATTTCCCATTAGATGAGTAATACCTATCACAATATTTTTATTAACAGGAATAACATTTGCAACTTTCCTACAAAATTTTGCTAATAACTTTGCTCCATCTGCTCTTTGCATTTTATTCATATCTGACGTAATTTCTGCTTCAGTACATAGTGCAGAATAGGAATCTATAATTACAATACTTCCCGGTTCTTGGTTAATAATTCTTTCTGCAATCTGAAGATATTCTTCTGCATGTAAAATCTTACCTTGAGTAGAGCCTATTAAAGTAAACCTATTCAAGTCCAAACCCTTAATGCCTTCTATATCTCTTTTCTTTAGTCTTCCTTCTATATTTAAATAGTATACATGTCTTGGTTTTTCTAGATTGCCTTGATACTTAGGGTCTAATGCGGTAGCGGCCAAACTTAATGATGTAACAGTTTTACCACACTTAGGCTGTCCTGTCAATACCACAAAACTACCTTCTGGAACACCTCCGTTTAGTATCATGTCTAATGATGGACTTAAAGGAATAACAATAGTTTGCTTTTCCTTAATAGAACTACCAGACATTAAAATATCTTCACCAAATGTTTTCTTTAAATCTGTAGCTAAAGCAGTATTGATAGAGGGAACTGACAGTGCTGTTGATTTTTTAGTGCTAAGTGCTTTACTCGCCATTATCTAAGTCCTTTATTTTAGAAATAATACTTTTTTTATTTTTGTTGGTAGCAAATTTTTTGATAGTTTTTCGTTCATAGCTATTGTTTAAATCTGTATTTTCTATTGATAGCTTGTCTTCTTCACTCTCTATTATAGCAATAAGATGTGGAGCCCTCAAGGAATAAATTCTAGAACTTTTCGGATTATTTAAAGCTCTGATGATAGCTTTAGAATTATACTTTTTAAGTAATTTATTTGCAGTTCCTATTTGATTTCTGTAATAAGCTGACCATGTTTTATGAGTCCAGAATCTATAATGTAAATCTAGCTTATTTTTTTTAGCATAATGTTCACATATAATCTCAGTAATATATTGTGCAGCAGTTACTTCTTTATCATTAGAATATTTTGAAATATATTTTTGCTGTTTCATTCTGTGATTTTAAAAATGTTTTTATTATGCTTATGTTCTGTAAATACTGGATGTTTCTTATTTGCGTCGTTTACTTCTGATGCTTCCTTAGTCATAACAGCGACTTGATTATTATTCTTGCTGTTGGTATGTCTGATCATTAAATCCTTAGAACTTACTGGGCCAGATTTAACGTCTGTTGTTTTCTCTTTTGTCGCTACAGAATTTTTAGCTACAAAATTGCTGACTGTTTTTTCCGGAAGCTTTAATTCTTTAACAATTTCTGGTACAGACTTATCATTGTGAATTAGCCACTGAATTGCATATTTTTGTGTTTTATTTAATCTCATGATAGTTCCCTGTTAGTATTGTTAAGCCATGCAATATTTTTGGTCCTCAAAAAAGATAGATAAAGTTCAAAAACTCTTTGATTAACTTTTTTATAGTTAAATTCATTTTTACCTATTTTAGACAAGACTTTATTATGTTGACCTTCTGAAAACAAACCAATAGGATTATGTGCTCTATTATCTAATCCTACTTTAATAAAAAACTTACCACCCACTGTCTTTGCAAAAGTATTATCCTGTTCTTCGTTTTGTCTTGTATTACCTTCGTCATCAATATAGTCTTGATTCCCTACAGCAGTATAATACATACCTTCTTTTTGTTTGTTTGCAGACTCATTGTCTTTTGTTTTATTTACAATAAATTGGTCAAAATTATCAGTCATAATTATCTCCACTTAATTTTCTTTTGAGGTTTTTTTATTCTCGACATACCTTTTGGTAATTCTTTAGCCAAATCCTGATCTTTATATTCATTATGCTTTTTATCTAATGCAATCTTTTGGTCATCTGATAAATTGTCTCTGTTTCTATTCGCTAAATCTCCAATGGTTTTGAGTTCACTATCAGCTTTTTTAACAGATGCAGACTGTGTTAAGATATCATCGTAATCTCTTTGACAGGTTTTCTTGCAGTCTGGACATCTCACTCTTTCTTTATACTTGCTAATATAAAAAAACTTTTCGAAAGTTATATCGCACTTAGGACAAAAATAACTATAATTAGGCATCAGATATAATATCTCCCATTTCTCAGTATCCTTTGGTCTACTATAGTATGCAGCTGATAGGCGAATGGCAAGGGTTCATTTTAATTTATTAACAATCTCAGCTATAATAGGATTTCTGACAATATCAATAGGTTCTAGATATGAAAAACCTATATTATATGTATCTTGTAATCTATCTATTATAGTTTTAAAACCACCTTGTTTTCTAAATTCTAGATCAGACTGTTCTACATCTCCGGTTAAGACCATTTTACTATCCATGCCGATACGTGTCAATAGCATTTTTAATTGATCGTAAGAAGCATTTTGGCATTCATCAGCAACAATAAAAGAGTTATGAAAACTTCTACCCCTCATAAGACCTAGAGGTACAATTTCTACTTGACGAGTATGAACTAATTTACTATAATGTTCTTTTTTTAGAAAGTAATTAATTTCATCAAATAATGGTAATAGATAAGGGTGTAATTTTTCTTCTGCTGTTCCCGGTAAAAAACCTAGTTTTTCTCCAGCCTCTACAACAGGTCTAGTAATTACTACTTTTTCTACCTTTCCATGTACTAAATGTTCAAAGGCCATACCTACAGCGATATGAGTTTTACCACTTCCAGCAACACCTTGACAGAAAGTGATCGTATTTTCTGCAACAGTTCTAATATAGTCTTTTTGATTGTGGCTTCTAGGCTTTAGTCTATTTTTAAAACCAACACCCACATCTTCTATATTATCAACACTATGCTTATCTCCTTGTAAATGTATAGTTCCTTTTTTATTTTTTTTTCTCAAAATTATACCCCTTTAGGATAAAGACTAAATCAGACAAGCACCACCGGCACAACTAATCTCTTCTATTCCTACGGTATTATCTTCAGTTTCCAGTAGTTGTGTGTAATCAACCTTTTTAAAACTATCATAAAGATCCATATAAAATTTCCAGTTATAAACATCTTTCATACAGTATGTTAAACGCTTTAGATCTCCATCAAAGTATTTCTGTGCAAATCTATTCATTTTAGTAGCAAAAAGCTTTTTATCTTCAGAATCTTTTTCATTAGCTTGTTCTAAGGTCATATAGTCGCAGGCTGCCCAAAGATTTAAATCGAAAGCGTTTAGACCTAATTCAATTAAACCGGAGCACCACAAAGCAGCATCTCCGTATTCTTTTACTATTTCTCTACTAGTATAAACTGTAGTAAAAGGAGCCTGTGGGTAGTCTTTATCTCCACTTTGAGGGATAAGACTAATACCAGCAAAAAACTTTCTATTATTATAAATAAATTTAGTTACATCCTCCCATTCTTCAGGCTGTACTGTAACAGTATTGCTTACATTATGACTTAAAAAATCTTGCGTACAAAGAGATCTATTTTTACCAGAATGCACCCAATTTTTTTGAGCGTCTTTAACTACAGACAACATTTCCACGGCTGGTAATTGATTTTTTAATTTAGACCCATCAGGAACTTCTATAGGAAATTTCACTACTTCATCAGTATCATTAGCTGACCAAGCAGATTTTTCGCAGGCTTGGGGGTTGTAACTTTTAAAATGCTGATATGGAGCTTCTAAAACATTAGCTTGTACGTGCCTAATATATCTTTTAGCATGATGAGGATGGATACCAGAACTTGTACCTAACATACTACTGCTAGTTCCTTCTGGTTTCAGGCATGTAACTCTAGCAGCTTGGTTGATTCCAATTTTTTTAGACAGCTCTTTGTTGGTTTCTACAGCGATTTTAGCACCTTTCTTTAGTACCTTTTCAGTTAAAACTAATTCGTGCTTTTCCATAATCCCTGTGAGAGAAACACCAAGCAACGCTTCTCTGTCAAAAATAGCTTTGCTAATATCTCCCAAATAATCTAAACCAGTAAAACCAGCCTGCAAAGTACCAATAACCGCAGCAGCTTTACATCTTTCATAAAAGTCTTCTTCATCAACTACAGAGGAACAATTAATCGTAGATAAATTGCAACCCTGCCAACCTGACTTACCTGTTTTTTCGTCTACGGGCCACATACCTACTTCTACACATGGGTTAAAAGTCATTTCAGTAGAATCACTCCAAATAAAACCAGGTTCTCCAAACTCTTTTACTGATTCCATTAACACTTTAAATTGTTCATATGTCGTATCATCTTTTATCAACAAAGCTGAGTTATTACTTCTGGCTCTTTGAGGATTATCTACATACCAATTCCCTGTCTTAGCCTTAGCCATTTCTTCATCATCTGCACTAAATAATGCTAACGATGCGCTTCTACGAACACCACCAGATAATACAGCATCGCTTGAGTGCATAATAATATCATAAGCATCAATAGGTCTGAGTTTTTTCTGTTTGTTTTCAACGCACTTCTCCAATAATTCTCTAATTTTTTCTAAACCATTTTGTAAAGGCTCAAAGCCCGGAGCTTTGCCCACACCAGAAGATAATTGAGCGCCTTTTTCTCTAATATTACTATAATCAAAAACAATGTGTTGATTTTTATATTGTTTGAATTTATCTTCAGATGGCTTATTGAAATAAGAACTAAGTAAAACACCTAAAGCATCAGCCCAGCCCTCGATACTATCTTCTATAACATACTTTACACCACGTTTAGGTTTAGGTTCATGAGATAAAGTAGGCAGTTTAGCAACATGGTGTTTTTGGACACTAAATCCTGTACCGCTTCCACACAACAACAACCAGAAGCACTCTTGAAAAAATCTTAATCTATCACAATATGAACTAGTACAATTATATATTTTAGCATGTCTTTTTAATATAGGATCTCCACCAAACTGCAAGGCTCTTTGACTACCTAGTACTCTTTTTTTAAACATTAAATCATAAGCCCAATCAATTTCTTCGGCAATATTGTCTTCAGAATATTTGGTATGCATCATATTTTTAACACGGTCTACTGCTTCTTTCCATGTTTCTCTTCTGTTTTCACTTTCTATCCAACGAGCATACTTGCTAACAAATGTATAATTCTGTAATTCATTTAATGCCGACATACTTGCACACTCCTTGAAAAATATCTTGAAAGCCCTTTGAAAGAAAATATTGAAGTCATAAACATATGATAGCGTTCCGTTTATGTTTTGCAAGGGCTAGAGGAAAAAAATGGTTAATTTGGATAACTTATTATTACACCTGATACAAGTAGTACTACAAAAAGTTTTTATAATTTTTAAATATCAATTTCTTTTATCCAAGAAATATTTGGTGTAGCATAAACAACCTGCATACCGCTTTGTTTTACGAAAAAATCAAAATTGTGTTTTTCTTTATTGTTAAATAATTTTGTTCCATGAGAGTTTGCCATAATGACTTTGGTCACGCCTTCTTGCCACAAAGCTAAAATACAATCATTACAACACTGTCCTGTGACATACGCTATGCCATTGTCTGGTCTAATGACACAATTACTTAAAGCATTTCTTTCCGCGTGTATCATCCAATCGTATTTTTCTGGTCTAGAAGTTGGTAATAAAGAGTCATTCATACCTTTAGGAAAGCCATTGTATCCTACTCCCAATATTCTATGGTTTTGGTCTGTGATCACACAACCATGTTGAGTATGAATATCATGACTACGTTGAGAAATAACTTTTGCAAGTCCTAAGAAATAGTTTGTCCAATCTGGTCTACTCATATCCATTTTCCTATATTTTTATTGTGGTTATCTGAATAATACTGTATTAAATTATTTTTATGTCCTCTATATAGCACGGACCAAAAGCCGCAGTTTCCTGTATGTGTAATTAAAATTTTACATTTTGCTAATAAATTTACCGCAGCTACTAATTGTATGCTATGATTTATTCTGGTATCTGTTCCTCTTTCTAATTGAAAACCAACAATAGATTCTTTATTATCCATTCGCTCCAATTCATCTATATAAACTGAGTCGGGAAACTTTTTAATAAATTTTTGTAAAAAAACTTCTTCATCAGTTTGTACATAAAACTTAATGTTTGGATTTTGTTCCTTTAATTCCAATGCTTTGTATATAAAATCTTCATGAGATGCTATCTTGCATTCTTTCCATTTGTCGTTTCCCCTGTAAAATATACCACAGGTATTTTCATAGTCTATGTCTAATAATTGTTTGTATTCATTTATTTTAGCATAAACCTCTGTACTGGGTTCAAAATACGTTTTAATAATAGGATTAAGATGAGAATAATCTAATTTTTTATAATCTGTAAATTGATCTGTAAATTTAATTTCAGGTATATACTTTGGAATATTTTGAATATTGGTTCTAAGAAACCTGTGAGTTACGTCTGTTTTCAAATCACCAGCAATCGGTTTAGCTACCTCAAATTGAGCAGAGCTATCTATTTTTGAAGGATAGACTTTTTTTATATGAGCATATGATATAATACAGCTCAATCTCTGAGACATACATGAAAAAAATCCACAATTCCACAAAGTAACTAATGTGTTATTTTCTATTCTACACAAATCACTATTCATATTAATTACCGTTAATTTCATTGTAAAAATATTTTTTGTCACCAACCAAAGCTGCGATATTAGCAAAACTACTTCCTATATTTCCAACTATATGTTTACATTTAGATAGCAAAACTAAATTTACAAAAGCATCTTTACACCCTTGTTTAGTACTTCTGTTATGTACAATATTATTTAATTTTATTATTTTATTTCCATATTCTTGTATAAATAAATTTTCATCGTCTTCATCTTCACAAGATAAAAAAAATGTCTGATCTGTATTTGCTTCTAGCTCTTTGTTCATATATCGCATTATATATTTATTATGATTGTCATCTAATAATCTAGTATCATCCAAGTGCAGATTCTCACCTTTTAGATCTCCACCTCTTATGTGGATACCAATATGATCGTCTGTAATGTTCATTGAATTAATCTTTGTTAACAAGTCTTCTTGAATCTGTAAATAATTAAACGCAGATTTAAAACTTAATATTGGTTTAGACTTTTTAAAAGAAGCTATCGGGGTGTGCCAATAGAAACTTTGGTTTAACTCATTCTCCATTAGAACCCAATCTTTTTTTATTCTTTGATTGGATACTAATTTTTCATATTCACTACTTTTGTAATCACATACAGATAAACTATTGGTAAATAAATCGTTTAAGGTTGTTTCCCAAACTTTTTGCTGAGAAGGAAACCAATATGTAAAATCTATATTATGATTAATAGTAATATTTAATGTAGACAAAAGAGAATATAGCCTATTGCCAATGCCTGCCAAACACCCCACAGTGATTTCACTCATAAGAAATTTTTATCCTGAGTTTCTTCTGGATGATTAATAAAATCTAGTAACTTGTTTGGTTCACACAACTTACAACACATCTGACATTTTTCTTTATAATTTAAAGACCTAACATATTTTATAGCCTCTTTCCGTTGTTCTGAGTGCCAAATATCTTTAAATGAATCTGTATTAATATTTCCAAAAGATAATTTAGGATCATCAGGATGATAAGTACAAACTTTGACATCTCCTGCCGCTGTTAGTATTGGTTCAAAAAAATGACCTTCACAACTTCTAAATGAAAAGGCTGTACCGTTTTTCAAGTCTCTTCTTTTGTCATCGCTGAGATTAATCTTAGCCATTTGTTTTTGAGGAAGATTATCTAGGTAATCCCAAACCTCTAAATTTATTTCTGCTGTACCAGTTTCTTTGTATGCTGTCTCTGCTTCTTTATAAAATCTTGGAAGTATGGGTCTAAATTGTAAATAAGATATGTTATCACTATTATTAACCCAATCAACTAGATCTTTAGCGTGTTGAAGAGTGATATTGGGGCCAACATTACAATTAATACCAATATTACAGTTGCCCATTCCATGCATTGTTTCAATATTTCTTTTAATAATTTTGACACCATCTACCTCTTTCCATTCTTTGTATTTATCTTCATCTAAAGTATCAAGAGATATACGAATCCATTGGAAATTTTCTGCAATCAATCTACAGTACCTGTTCTTGAATACAGCATTAGTCATCATTCCTAGTTCTAGTCCAGCCTCTTTTGCTGAAACAACAGCTTCTTCAAAGTGAGGATAAAACGTAGGTTCTCCTTGACCAGCAAATGTTACTGCTTTCCCTCCCATATCAGCAAAATCTATAAAATATTTTTTAAGAGCATTTATACTAATATGTAGTCCTGCCTTATTATCTCTTCCCAATTCTGTAATGCACCAGTAACAAGCCATGTTACATTTATCTGTTAATCCTATCTCCATAAAAATAGGACAATCAGTATCTCCATTAGTTTGATACTGGTGTAACTTGTCTAGATGCAACAACATCTTAGCTTGTGTAGCAAAGGGATTGTCTCCAGAAAATAAAGTATAATTATTCATTATTGCTTTCTATTATTCTGTCTAGACCTGTAAAAATTGATATGCTTGGTTTGAAACCAAGAGATTTTAGCTTAGAAATGTCTAAATACATATCTTGAACCTGTACTGTTTTATGAAAATCTGGTGGTGCAATAGTAATTAATTGAGATGTAGAACCCGTTTTAAATTTTACATATTCAATTAGGGGTCTAAATCTTTGTGGTATACCGCTCCCTACATTTATTATAGTATTTGTGTCAGCTTTGTCAATGCACAAAGTTATAGCTGCACACACATCTTCTACATGCATAAAATCACGAATATTTGAACCATCATCATATAATTCCACATCTTCATTATTAATAACCTTTTGAACCATAAACTGTAAAGCATTTCTTTTTACGGATACATTAGTTGCGTTTTCTCCGTAAACATTACACAACCTTAATATTCTATATTTTAAATTAAAAGTTTCACAATAAGATTGAATCAATTGCTCTGCTGCATATTTAGTAATAGAATAAAACCCTTTGGGTTTACAAGTGCTGTCTTCATTGGCTGGAAAATCAGTATCTCCATATACAAACCACGAGCTTATAAAATTAAAGATGTTATTAGGGCATTTTATTTTAAACTCTTCAAGCACAGAAACCAGTTTAGTTAAGTTTACGTCAATATCAAGATGAACATTTTCAAACACATTATAGTTATGTGTAGTGCTAATAAAATATATAATATCTGTATTATTAACAGGATTATTACTTTCTCTAGGTATTTTAAAAATATCGGAAACAGAAGAACAAAAATTACTTCCTACAAAACCAGTAGACCCAAATATAGATTTATTCATCAGCTAAGAACCCTTACATCAAAAGGTATTTCATATATTTTGCTAGGCCATACAACAAAACTAGATCCCCAAACATAACAACTAAATGTAATATTTTTTTTACTGTTGATAATTAATTTTAAATCTAAAGCAGTATCTCTAAGTGCTGTTTTTTTAATAGGGTTTTTAAATTCTGTATATTTTAACAGTCCGGGACTAGGAGATGTATGTGTACTATTACAATGTAAAACATGGATATTTTTTTTATGAGCACTTTCGTCTTTAATAAATTTTTTAAAATCATTAGAATCAGAAAGAACAATGGTATTTTTAAAATTATTTACTTTTGATTCTTTTATTATAAGATAGTAATAATAATCATAGTCGTGTTCAAACTTTTGTAAGTTATAGTTTTGTTTTACAGCATCATCAGATTTGTCTAGTGTTTTATCAATATCTTGAAATATATGTCTATCTCCAAGCCTGAAGTGAACTATACCATAATCTTGAGGAGATAATTTCTTAAATAATTTATTAATTTCTGAACTAAAAACTATGCTATTTTTTACCAGATCTCTACATTTACTAGATACCACACTATTAGATATATTTTTCGTCCTATTTTCAGAAGAATCTTTATCTAAATCAGAATACCATGAAGATATTGTTGCAGGTCTAAATGATGCATCTTCAGCCACAGTATTTATAACATTAGTAATTCCTGTTTCTATTCTATTTTCGTGAGAAACATCTAATAAAGCACCTCTAAAGTCTTCTGCGTCTATTATATACTTTTGATCATATTTAGGATATTTGTATTTAGAAGTAATATACTGGCTTATATCGTGATGACTCCAATCCATACCAACATCTAGACCAAATTTTATGCATTTTTTTTGAAGGTAGTTCGTTCCTTTTATAAAATCCCCTATGCCACCACTGAATTTATCGTGGTAGCAATTGATAATATCAAACATAAGTCCTTAATTTCCCTATTATCTTTTAGTTAATTTATTATATACTAATAATGCAACTACTGATCCAGCAATTCCTAAAATGATACCAGCAGGAGCAACTGCGCTTTCTACGCCAAGCAAATATGCCGCCGCGCCACCAGCATATGAACCAGCAACACCCAAGCAAATAGTTTGGAAGAAACCCATTTTTTCTTCGCCGGGAACAATGCTTTTAGCAATAGAACCTACTACCACACCATAAACACACCATACTAAAATACTAATCATTTATAGCCTCCATTAAAGTCTTTGTTTCAGAAAGTGAAATATTATTACCTACATTTAAAATGGCCGACTCCAATTCGCCCCTATATTTTATATATTGACCTGTGGTCATGACTTTTCTCATCTCTCTGCGCAGTCTCCATCTTGCCAGAGCCCTTTGATTACAGAATTTTTTCATATCACCATATATGTCTTCTACAGAACTATTTACTTTATTACATTCTTGTATAATACGAATGGCAGTAAAACATAAACTAAGTACCATTAGTAGTGCTATTACACTACCAAATTTTTCATCTTCTGGTATGCTAGTTTCTGCTAGAATTTTTTTAGATATATTTTCTAATTCTTTATTCATAGTAACAACTTTTATGTAGTAGAATTGTCTGTTTTAGGATACACCATTTCTGTTTTTCTTCGATGTTCTAAGTACGATCTAATATTATTTAGTAATAAATCATTATTGATAGCATATAAATTATTGTCGTCAAGCCGTAAATCTTTAGATGGTGCAAAATTGTATGCTGTTAAGATATTATTTCTTGATAGATATTTTCTATTGTGTATAGAACCATGGAAAAAATGTTGTACTGCTCCTTTAGTATATCCAATATTACCTCTTACCTTTTCCCAACTATCCCAAGCCCATAGTAAAAATTCTTTACGATATGCCATATTTAGATCAATAATATACTGATGATTCCATATGCCCATCCAAGCCATTAACTGTAAAACATCGCCATTACCTACAGGGTCACAATCATATAATTTATTATCTACTAGTATATCTTTTCTGAATGCCCAACAAAATCCAATGTGAGGATATTCTGGAGTGTCATGATTAGAAGCCAATTTGAAACCTAAGCTAGTGTTATTATTATAATCGTTAACTTTTGGGTTTTCAAAACACGTATCAAACATTTGCACAACAGCGTATTTATCCAATTGTTTAAGTGTGTCTTTTGCAAAATGACGATTATAGAATCTAATATCTGTATCAATCCAAGCTATATTTTCAGCATTATTAGGTAGGCTCTCTATAGCTAAATTTAAACACTTCTCTTTTTGCCAAAAAATATTACATGGCTTAGACCTAATTTTGATGCTGTCTTCTATGAAAAACTTTTGATGAGGTAAGGCGACTTCTATTGTAGTAATAGGATGAGGAAAGTGTTTTCTAAACTTAATATAGTTTTCTTTTATTTTTGTAGAATTACTAAAATTAAAATAAGAACAGATAAAGTGTAACATTAGTCTCTAAAAATTTCAGTTTTTTGTTCGCCAATTTCAGGTTCACAATATCCACAATCCACTTTAGCTATACCATCTCCACTAATATACCATCCTTTACCTTTGCATACAGGACAGTCTTTCCTTTTGTATTTTACAGAAATACCATCACTAGTGTTTAGCACAGCACCACTAAGGCATACTCCTGCCATAGTGGATATTTTGCTTGTGTCAGTGCTTACTGATACCGTAGAGATTAAAGCTAACGCTATAATAGTTTTATGAATCATTTAAACCACCTATCTAAAATATCTTTTAGGGGTTTTCTTCTTTTAGGTTCTGAAGAGTCATTAGGTGAAAACATTTTTAAAATAGCCAAAATAAAATCAGTAATAATTTTAACAAGTTGATTAATTGCTATTTTGTCTAGAAACCCTTTATGTTTATTGTCTGTCATAAGTATTCTCCAAATCCGTAATCGGGTAATTTTTGAGGAGGAAAACCATTAAAATCACTAAAGGCATAAGCCCCGTTTTGTCTAAGCATCCCTTCTGCTACATCTGCATGTATCAAGAAAGAACCATCTGGAATTGGCCCCCATTCAGGATGCCCACCAGAGTTCCATTTGCCCCAGCTGTTTTGTACTAAGAACGCTGGTTCTTTGCCAGTATCGTCACAAGCTGTCCATGCCATTGCGTGAGCCCATGACCCACTTTTTCGCGCAAATCCAGTACTACTACGTTTATTGGAAAATCCATAACTACTACACACACTTAAACCATAGCCATTAGCTAGAGCATCTCTCGCTTCTTCTACAGTTTTAATTAATGACACTGTTCTAATTTGATGATCATCTGCTTTATCTACAACTTTATCGGGAACTCCCCTACCTCCCCAATTAGTGCCGATCTTACTATTATATTTACTTAAGTCTATAATTCCTGGGTAGTTTTTTCTAACTAACAAACCACCTGTTTTGCTTACAAAAGTTGCTGCTCTAGCACAACTCATACCTTGTCCAGTATGTCCTCTCGCTCCATAGATAGCTTCAGTAGCGCCTCTAGCAATCCAACTTTCTTTGTCTCCCTTAACATCTATTTCTACTGCTCTTGTTAAATCACATCCGTTACGAGTAGCGTGTGAAACACAATCGCCTGTAGTTTGTCTTTCTACGTACGCATTCTTATCAAACTTTAGTACTGACATAAACGGAGTTGATAGTTTGCCTTTTCCGCTATTTTTAATTCTTTTAGCACCATCTTTAAAATATGCATACTTAGACATCTCTACTAAATCATCAAAAACATGCTGTTCCCAAAGACATCCACTAAAACCTTTTCTGTATTCGTTATACAGAGTATTTGGTGTGAACTTAGGCATTTACTTTGCTCCCTCTAAACAGCCCCAAGCTAAAGCCTGAAATGCTTCTACAGATTTGCTTCTTAATTCTTTGTCTAGCACAACAGAATCTCCAGAGATATGCTGCTTAAGCAATTTGTCACATGCTTCAGCCAATCCAGGATATTTACCTCTTAAGTCAATACGCAAGAGTTGTGCAGCTAATACATTGGCTTCTTTAATAGTTTCTGTGGTTTTGATAATAGGCTTGTCATCCAGCGATATTAATTTTGACATATCATTATATAATTGTGCCAATCTATATCCATCTTGTTTTCTATCATCGTCACCTTGCTTAAACTTATCGGCTACATCTTCTGCTAGTGTTTTCAATGTAGAATCTGATGGTTCTGAAATAGTTAATTCTTCAACAGGACTAATAGATGGAACATTAATTATAGGTAGAGAAATGTTAGATCTGTTTAATCCTAAAACAATAAATATAGCAATGACAACAAGCAGTATTTTTTTACTCATTTTTATCTTCTTCCTTGGGAACTAAATATGGAAACATTTGATCTGCTATTTCAACAGCTTTATCGGCTCCATAAATTTCAGCTAAATCTCTGGTTTGCTTCCAGCTTTTAATTAATTCAAAAAACACATCATCTTCTATAGAGTCTGAATAATCAACATCTACAGGAATTAAATTGTTATTACTATTGTCTTTCCAAGAATTTAGATTATCCTTTAGTTTACCTACAATTTTATTTACTTGTTCCTGAAACAATACATATAACACTACAAGTAATCCAGCATAAAGAACAAGATCAACTGTTGATAATCCTGCTCCAAAATTTTCTAACGCCTCTTTCATGTTGTCCTCGCTATCTCTGTTAAGTGGTCTAAAAAGTCATTAATTGGTGTCTCAATAGTAAGTTCTGTTGTTTTTATCACATTAAATACACCCACATCCTTAAAGGTAGCAACCAGAGCGTCTATAGCTGAATCTACTAAAATCATTAAAATTTTCTTGATATAGTCATGAATCAAAGACTCTAATGCACTAGGTAAAAATGGTAGATCAATGTGTTCAAAAATTGCATCATAGAAACTATTAATCAGTTCCATAGCTAGTTTCTTCTTTTCAGCACCACCTAAATCCGTAGCTATATTTTCAATTACTTGAATTACTGCTGCTGTTAAAAGTTGCAGAATCTTCCATGCTTCTGCTATAGCAAAACTTTTGACTTCCCCTAGAGAATCTTTACTAGCTTCTATTAGCTTTTCTATTTCTATTCGTACTTTTTCAGATGTTGTCATTATGTTCCTCTATTGTTAAATATTTTTCTATGTCTCTATAAGTGCGTTCACCTATTCCGTTTACAGTCATAAGGTCTGTTACATTTTCAAAAGGCCCATTAATATCTCTATGTCTAATAATTTTTTGAGCCAGAGAAGTTCCGATATGAGGCAGCTGTATTAGTTCTGCAAGGCTTGCACTATTTATATTAACCTCAGAAACTGTTTTGTCAACCCCTATATAATTTTCTAATTCAGTGCTAATGTTTTGTTCTTCTTGTTCTTTTGCTCTTTTTTTAGACATATATCGAGCAAAAACAGCTATTTGTCCTACAATTAAAATGATACTTTCTACGGCGTGAGTGACCACATAAGTTAGTTCTTCTTTATTGTAGTCACTAATAACGCCAAGTAGAAATAGACCGCTGATGATAAAACTTACTATAGTAAACCAAAATTCAGACGTTTGATATCTTGATTTCATCTATCATGCTCCGCCACCATTTATACCAGTAGCAGTATTGTAGTATGCAACCTCATCTAATCTATTAGTATATGTGGTTTCAACCGTAGCATGTAAAGGGGTATTTACAACATAAGTATCAATAGTCTGATAAATATTACTAGGAACTTTAGAAGTCCCAACTACAATAGTGCCATGTTTAATAGTGTCTGTGGTTGTGACTGCTGATTGTAAAACATCTGTAGTGGTAACTGCCATAATTATGCCTCATATGAGTAAAGAGTGATATATCAATATATTATACACCGTTTTAAACTATTGTGCGCTGCGATCATAAACGATTACTGATCCAATAGCTATTTTATTTATGCTATTACCACCTACTTTTAGGTCAGAAACAGCGGTACTACCTATTTTGTTAGTATCTGTAATAGGATCGTCGTAAGCCAAACCCGTAACTACCTGTTTGGGGGTTTCCCCACTGAGTATTCTTTCATATAATTGTCTATTCTTATCAGACATATCATGTTCCTGTTACAAAATATACTGTTGAAGGATGCTTTGATCCCAAAGCTGCGTAAGCACCAGAAGCAATACTCACTATATTAGTAACAACACTACCTCCACCCGCAACTCCTGTGTTACTTAATAGTTCAGCATTAATAGTTAGAGCACCTACTGTGCCACCACCACTTAATCCACTACCAGCAGTTACAGAAGTAATATCTCCAGCACCACCTCCTCCAGCAATCAGTCCACTTAATCCAGAAAAAGCTGTTAGGCCATTTCCTATTTTTAAGGTTGATGTATCAGTAGCGTATGCTGGTTCTCCACTAGATAGTACCTTACTAGCTAAGTTTGATGCTGTATCTCTTCTTAATTGTATTTTTACCTTGCCATATTCGTAAGCCATAATAGTTACCTTTCGATTCTATTTTCTAGTGCTTCTAAAGTTTTTCCTAAAGTAGCTATTTGTACTTTGAGTTCTGTCATCACCTCTGTATTTTTTTCTAATGCCCTAAATAATATACTAGTATCTTCTTTATGACTGTTTAATCTTTCCATAATAAACTGTCTGTCTTTAGCATATTGGCTAGCCTGTGCTGTAGCAGCTATCATTTCTTCAACTTCTTTCCTGTTTACTAAGTTTTTAACAAAAGTAGTCCAAAATCCTATAAGAGCAATTACAACACTAAACATTGATGTTGTAAAATTTTCAAAAAAATGACCTAATGTATTTGGATCTGTTTCTGACATGCGTTTCTCCAATAATTAGTTATAATAAAAGCCAGAGATGCCTTCACATCCCTGGCTTCTCTAAATGATTTATACACCACCTAAATAATAATTTAAATTAAGTATTTTTGGCACTATACTCATCTTGAACAATGCCCGAACCAAGTCTATACGCAAACTCACCGGGAGTAGTACGGCTTGGATTAGCAGCATTATCATTACCAAAATCAGGCGAGAGGCCAGTTACTAAAGGACTAAACACTCCACTGTAAGCATTCCATTGACCGCTTCTAATAGCTGTTGTACGATTGCTTATAACGATACCAGAAGTTTGGTGAATAGCATCTCTTTGACTTGGAACAGAAGCACCAGCTTGCAAAATGGTGTTACTAATACCTCCAATAGTGGTATTTACTCTACGAACAACACCTCTAGGACTATCGAAGGCTAAAGTTCCAGCACTTCTAGCTTCGTCTACCTGACTATTATCTACAACAGTGGACGCAAATACGGTTTTTTCACCTGCAAAAAAGCCCCTATTTGTTAATGTGGTAGCAGTACCGACATGCTTGCCTACCCCACCATTATTCTTAGTGCTACTAGTTGTAACGGCTGATCCGTCTACTTGTTTTGTGGCCATATTAATTCTCCATATTTAAAATTCGGGTTCTATAGCTATATGAACTAATACTACATTACCCCAAAGTAGATTTAAATTCTATATTTTTGAGAAATATTAGTTAAAATCTGTGTATTATTGACCCTAAAATGAGTAATTTTATTTTTTTCTAATAAATTTAGGTGATTATCGTTATAAATATTAGCATTAGGAATTACCTTTACTTCGGGTATTTCCTTCTGTATCATGGCTAGGGCTATTAAATGGTCTACAATATCGTCTAGTTTATTGCCAGTAGATATGTATATATTATTCAGGTCAAATTTAATGATATTTTTTATAAGACGATATAAACAAGCATAATTATACGCCCTATATTCTAAGATGTAGTGCAGGCTGACTGAATTATTGGAGCATAAATCATAACACTTTTCAATATCTGTTTTAATTTTAGCTGTTTGTTTATTATTAATTAAAAAAGAGGGGGTTACTATTTCTATAGATTTACAGCCATCGTTTATAGATTGTTTGATTACTTCTAATTTATGAGAAGTTTGTAATACACCTAAAGGGAAGTCTATAATAGAAGATATAATATATCTATCTTTAAAATGATTTTTAATGTATTTAACATAAGGAGGCAAGCAAGCAATTTTTTTAACAAAATTATGATCTTGCACTTTATTTAAAACATTAACAACTTCTTCATTAGATAATACTGAGTCTGTGCATTGAAATTCTATATTCATTTTACTGATTCTCTTAGTAGTATTTTCTATTTATAGATACACTATTTGAGAACCTTATCCGCAAAACCGTAATAAACACAGTCTTCAGCATTTAAAAACCAATCTCCATCTTTTAATTTTCTTTTCAACCAAGCATTTACTTTTGGTATGCTGTCTTTTGTGCCTCCGTATTTATCTTTAAAATATTTACCTCTATAACAACTGTCTGCATAAATATCAAACATAATATTACAAATATTTTTTTCAAACCTTACCCAATTCTGTACATTAAGATATTCTCCATTGGCATCACTAGTTCCGTAGTGAGGCATGAAATAGCTATGACGAGACATAATTCTCTCATCAGCAGACTGTAAAATAATACTACTCATACTTTCAGCTTGACCATATACAATAATTTTTACATAAGATTTACACATAGCAATAGCATCAAAGATAGCCATGCCATCTGACCATTCGCCTCCAATACTATTCATGTGTATGGTAATTTCATCATTAGATTTTTTGTCTAAGATTTTAATATTTTTTAGAAAAACGTTAGCCATTCTATAATCCACACCAGGATTTTCTTCTTCAGAACTATAATAGTTATGTAAAAATATTTCCCTAGAATTTAAAGAAGCACCATAGTTGTGCATGTCTTGTAGAATGTCTGAATTATTATAATAGTTCATATTATACTATACTTTTTTGTATCACTTGGTTAAGCAGGATGTTGAAGTCCATGTCAGGACTGAATCCCTCATGTTGGGTACTATTTACCATTTTTGTCCATTGAAAATTTTCTAAACATTCATACTGTAACAAAATCCCTCCATAACAAATAATTAAATCTTCTTTTTCTACAAAATCAAAATTTTTGTGAACATATTTACAAGTTAACTCGTCTTGTACTGAAAGAAAATTATACTTACAAGCATCACTAAATTTTATAGAATCTGATTCAAAAAAATTAACAATGTGCTGGAGTGCTTCTTTATGAAAAAATTCTGTATATTTAATTTCTACAATAGGGACAGTAAACTTTTCTCCCTTTAAAGTTAGTAAAAAACTTTCCTTCTGTTTTGGGTTCGACGAAAATATAATCGGCAAAATATAAACTTTCATACAAATTCACCTTGGAGTTTTTTTATGCAGCTTTTAAGAGTTTGTCTTATTGCTTCTCTAGTTACGCCATATTTTTTACCAACTTTCGCTAAACTATAACCCTCTATATAATAAAGTTTAATTTTATCTTTTTGTTCATCTGTTAATAGTTTAGAATCAAAAATGTCTTGTACAGTCTGAGATTTAAGCCTTTCTTCCTCTTGGTCTAAAAGCTGTCGAACAGGCTCATTTTGCTTTTCATCTACTAATAAATTAGTTAAATCAATTTCTGTATCTTGTACTAAATTATTTAAGTATGTAGTTTTCCTCTTTAGAGTTTTTTTTATATATGTTTGGATGCCCCAAATAGCACATTGATTTCTATAAGAATATTTAGTTTTAGATAAATTACTTATCTGCCCTTTTCTGTTTGGGTCGTATTTCCAATCTCCCCACATGATAGCCTGTGCTACATCTGCTATAGCATCTTCACTTTGAGACATCTGATAAGAGATGCCGGGGCAAATTTTATCAGCAAAAGCCTTGATTGCTTTTTGTGCAATCTGTATATATTCCACCATGTCCTTGTATTCTGTTTCCATAATTAAAAGTCCTATCTAAATTGTCAAAAACAAACGTGCTCAAAACTAACTGTTCTGAGCCCTTTTCCATGCTTCTTTATTAGGTCTGTCTTTATCTCCAGGTTTTGCTGGTTTATAATTTTTACCTTCACGAAGTTTTTTCTTTCTAATATTTTCCCACAAACTTGCAGGAGTCATATTCTTTTCATCGTCATTGGAAGGATTAAACTTTACAAAATCATGAATTGTTTTCATGTAATCCTCGGTTATAGCTATTTTACCTTGTAACCAAGCTTCTGTCAAGTTGTTCTTGACATTTTCTTCTTCTAAAGATGCTAAAATTTGTTGTGCGTGTTTAGCTATAGAAGCCAAAGAACCCATGTTCATTTCCAAAAAATCTTTTTTATATTCTGATAAATTGTCTTGTGCTTCAGACAGAATTGTGTATTTTCTCATAATATTTGCTCAGTGTAGGGTAAATAGTTTGAATGATTTTGATTGAGGCTTCATTATCCGAAGGATAATGTACACCTTGTAATACACGAATATGGCCACATTTTTCTGCTAAGGAACGAAAAGCCTGTCTTTTTTCAGGATATTTTTCGCTTAAAATTTCCGCAGCTAGAGCAGCATACATTGTATGTCCGCTAGGATATGCTGGTGTGCCATGAGTTCCAGTGCGTATAATATCAATAGGAATTTTGTAAAATTCTGCAATTTGAAAAGGTCTTGGTCTATTATAATAATATTTTAAATGATCAATTAATTCTTGCACAACTAAGTTATATAAAGTAGCAAATTTATTATCTGGAAATATTAAATTATTACTATCTATAAAATCATTAAAAACAGAATTAGCATCCTCATCGACATCATACACTAATTTGATTTGTTCAGCACTACGGTTTTGAGTAAGTTTACTAATATATGATATTTCTTTTTTAGTAGTAGCCCCAGCATTAGATGGAGGCTTAGGAACAATATTAAATATGTCTATATTAGATAGTTCTGGAAAAGACATATGTACATACTTAGATTGTTTATAATCAAAATTTTGATCATAACGCAAATCATCAATGTTAGAAATACTGTGCTGTAATTCTTTTTGAACAGAGTCAATTAATTTACGCATGTTACTTACCAGAACTTACATGACCAGTATCTTGCTTTATATTTTGGCCCCGGATTATCACAGTTATGTCTAGCTCTAAAAGATTTTCGTCTTGCAGGATCACTTTTCTTTATCTTCATATTAGGATCGCCAAAATTTACCTTGACCACATTACCCTTATCGTTTTTAACATAGACACTTCTCTTCTTTGGTCCTTCAGGAGTCAAAAAAGGTTTATTAAGAGTTACTTTTCTACCTTGGTATTCTGCACCTAGAGCGTTGCCTTCTTCATCATAGACCATTTCAGCTACAACCTCTTGAACAAATTCATCACATTCATCATCCCATACAGCATTAGCAATTAGTAATTCATCTTGCATATCTGATATTAAAGATGACTTTGTATCTTCTTTAGCCTCTTTAACACAATAAGCTATGCGTTGTTTTGTGTCTGGAAAATCCTTCTTAGAGTTAGGATCAGACATACAACGACTTACGAATTTATTACGATCTTCACCGGGCTTATGTTTTGGTAGAGGCATCTAACATCTCCTTAGATAAAATAGAGGCTGTATTATTCCATGTGTATTGTTTAACTGTTTCAAGACCTGCTGTATTAGTCTTGACATTATCTTTATACACCTTTTTCAGAAACTCTACAGTTTGATCCATTTGATTTGAGCCTAAATCTGCCCAATTTCCCTCATTATTAAAGAATTTTCCATCATCAGCACTAGTTAAATTTTCAATATCAATCAACATACTATTATCATTTGTACAATATTCTGTGTGTGCTGAGTAGTTTGTAGCAATAACAGGCTTGTTAAGAGCCATTACTTCCAAAATTTCATTATTCCAACCTTCAGCCCTAGCTGGAAACACACCGCAATCACAATGCTGAATAACTTTAGACAGATCGTTATGTGTAGCAAGTCTAGGTAGGATGGTTACTTTTTCTCCTAGCTTACTATTTTTATACATATCTGCCCAAATTTGATTTTCTTGCCCGCTTAGAAAAGGATTTTGATTAATCATAACTAGTTCAACATTATCTTCTTTTTCAAAAGCTTTATTAAAGGCTTCTAATAAAAAGTCATGACCTTTACGAATTTCCCATTTTCCAATGTTAATAAATCTGTACGCTTCTTTTTCAAACGGTGAATTGCCATCTCTGTTTTGGAAAACTGTTGTATCAACAGCAAGTGGAGACACCACAATAGGAATTGTAATATCATTTTTTTCTAAAACAGTTTTAGCCCACTTACTTGCTACAAACACAACATCTAAATTATTAATCATTTGTTTTTCTAGATTTTGTAGTTTGTCTATTTCAAAAAAGATTAATGCCCCATACTTACCATTCCCTACTCTACTAGCTAGGTCGTACTGATGCCAAATTTTTAGACAAGGAGCATCAGCTGTCCAGCTTTTTAAAGTGTCTTCTAAAATAGATTTTACCATATTTTCATGCTGTGCTTCTACGGCAGTTTGACCAATTCCAAATAGCTTAACGTCAATATTTTTATCTTCGTGCAAAGCCTTTAAAATATTAGTAGACGTAACACCATATCCAGTAGTATTATTAATTGGAGCATTTAGATTTAGATTCATTATATATTCCCTATTTGTTTAATTTTGATAAGTTAACTTTATTGTAGTGTAATAGAGCAATCGTATCCATACCAATACATTTCATGCCGTACTTTCTATAGTCAAGCCATTCTTTCATTTCTTCTTCCCATAAATCCCATGACTCAATATCTTTAGGAATATGAATTGCCATTCTATCATTAGGAATTGCTTCTCTCATCTTTTTGATGGCGTTTTGGAATTTTTCATGCTTAAAATCACCGGGAACCTCTAGACTTAGCGATAAATCGTAAGGCCCAATAAGATGGAAGTCAAAACCATAGCTTCTAATTTTTTGGATATTGTCAATTCCTGCCTTAGACTCAATTTGAGGAACTATTATCGGAACCCTGCTAACTAAGCCACCTCTTTCTCCCCATAAATTTTCTCTGACCAGACCTAAACCTCTTTTACCTTTAGGTGGATAGTAACAAGCATTTATTATCGCTTGACATTGTTCCTCTGTTTCTACTGTAGAGAATATTAAACCGTCACATCCTGCATCAAGACAATATCTAACTAGTGTTGGGTTAACTTCTGTAAGTCTTACAAAAGCCTTTAGTCCTTTTAGTTTAATAATTTGTATAGAACTAAAAATACTTTCATTATTAAAACAACCATGTTCGGTATCTAGCACAACACCGTCAAAACCTTTACACATGATTTCGGTTATTTGAGTGGACGGAATTTGCTGCCACGATAGTTTCATTGATAATCTCCTATATAATCAGAACAAATACCAGCACAATTTTCAAAATAAACTTGATGATATTCTAATGAACATTTTTCTGGAAGTACCCATATGGATCTTGAGCCTATGCTATATCCCGGATATGTCCAGATATAACCATTGCTCGTTAATGTATAATAGTCATTTTGATGCCAAAGGCAAGTAGCATTTATATTTAATAAATTTTCCAACCCTAATAAATTTTTAGCATGACACCACAAATGTTGTTTATTTTCGAGAAAAAAAGAAATATCTACACTGACAGAAGCCTCATCATGACCTAGCCACCATTTATTTTTATCACAACATCTTACATCTACTTCTACATGAAATCCTTTTTTTATTGCAGAAAGTATATAATCGGGGGTGTTTTCATGGTCAGGATTTGGTCCTGATATATTTCCTCTATGAGATATTAATATCATATTATATTACCATTTTGATCTGTGTTGTATTTATCTGAAGGGACAGAAGGCCATTTAATCACAATAACATCTACATCTTCTAATACCTCTACATCCGCTACTTCATAAGGCTCATATAAAAACATATCCCCAGTACTTAAAATATCACCAGATACATTCAATTTACCTTTAACTATGTATGTTAATTCTTGTGCTATTTTATGAGTATGAAAATCGGCTTTGTAACCTTTACTGTGCTGGTGATGAGCAACTTCAAAAAAACAATTTTTGAATACCGATGGATTAAAGTCTCCAATAAACCAACCATTAGTCATATTTTTAATATTATATTTTTTCATGATAGTTCTTGAACTCTAAGCTGATGTCTACCTCCATCAAAAGAATTACGAGTTAATGTATTTATAATATCTAGTATAAATTTTTCTGATGTGCATAATCTTGCTGGAAAAGCGAAAAAATTTGCACAGTTATGCCTAATAGACATTTCTGCTGTATAATTATCTAACATTAAAGCAGACCTAATACCATCGAATTTATTTGCACAAATATTAACACCTTGACCAGTTCTGCAAAAAGCAAATATAAAATCACAGAAACCATCTTTTTTTGACAAAACTGCTTGACTAATAAAATATTTGTAATCACAATCATCACTAGAATAAGTACCAAAGTCAATATACTTGATATTTAAACTATCTAAACATTTTTTACATAATTCCTTAGCTTCATATCCTGAGTGGTCTGCGCATAATCCAATAGGTTTATTTCCAATTTTTTTAATTACATTGTCTTTGTAAAAAACAAACTCTTTTGGAGTGCCGAAAATATGTATTTTTTCAACTTGTTGAGTGTTGATCTTAAAATTATCATTAATTAATAGATTATATAAAGGAGTTATATAGAACTCTCCCTTGGTTGTAATTTCTTCCTTAACCATTTTGTCTGCATACGAACAAAAAATAGACCCTTTGGCAAAGTAATATATTCCTACACACGCTTGATCGCTAATAACTTTCTTTTCTGCTGTTTTAGTTACTAATCCATTAGCATCTTCTTGAACATAACTATAGTTCGAAGAATTTGATTTAAAGGTTAATAACGTACCATCTGTATTTTGTTCAACCAAATCTCTTGGATTGACTTTAGGGAAAAACTCTATATCAAGAGTATGTATAATTAAGGGTAAATCATTATCAATCAGATTACGAGCCAATAAACAGCTGCACACAGAGCCTCTTGTTAAATTTTCTGATACTACAATGCTAATATCTTCACCAAATTTATTTTTTAATATTTGCTCTGCGTTGTGACTGTATACTTGTTCATCTCTCACAATAAAAATTAAATTACATTCTGTCATATCTATACAACTTAAAGAAATATCAATTAATTGTTTATTGTCTATATGAATAAATTGTTTAGGGGTTTCATACCCTTCTTCTTTAAACCGACTACCTAGACCGGCCATTGGTATTAATAGATTATATTTTTTCATTTATTTACCTTTAATGTTCTAGTGCTTATTTGATCTATTAATGTTTTTATTGATGTTGGTAGATTGTTTGGCCAAGAATGATTTTGACTAACATCAACATTTAAAAACTCCGCTGATCGACCTACCGGGCCTTGCAACTGTGAGTCTGATCTGTTTGGCGGAAAATGTCCACACAATATTCTATGTGGTGGTATTTCTACGTCACCACGCAGAACATCTATGCATTCTATATCAATTATTCTAAAATCACTAAAGTCTGGTGACATTAAAATATTATTGGCTGAAATATCAGAAAAATACAATCCAGTTGCGTCATAAAACTTTTGATATTCGTCAATAATTTGATTATATAAATTTTTTATAAATTCATAATTTGATAGCTTTGAATGGTATTCTGCTTTATGTTTTTGAAAAACTTCGTTCGTATAGAAATCACAAACATCCAACACTACTAATGGAACCCAATCAGGGTAAAATTTTGTTAATACTCCCAACTGGTTGTCAACCTCTGTTAAAGAGTTTTTTATTTCTATAATTTTATTGTCTTTTAAAGAGTATTCTTGGGCTTCATTCTTTTTTTCTTGAGAAAGAGCACCCCAACGCAAACCTTCATTGACCGGAACAAAAAATAACTCTTCTCCATGATTCAATATTTCAAAATATTTAGTACCCCATTTATTTTCATGTGTCTTAGTAATTTGAGTCCATCCATGCGATTCGGACATTTTCTTTTGAGCTTCCATCACACCGTCATAAAGCTGATTGTAAGCAGACTTCACAAGGTCTAACCGTATAGGCCCTAAGTGAATGTGAACCATGCCATCTGCATTATATTCAATAGTCAGATTTTTGTACTCAGGATCTGTATTAACATCTCCCAGAATTTTTTTCACTATATGTCCCATTATAATCTTCCTTTTCTTTTCATATGAATATATAATTCATTAAATTCTTCATACGTAAAATGTAGTCGTATGTTTGGCAAATCCTTATAAAAAGGACAGGCTTCTTTTGACGTTAAATCAGGAGGTGCTTCGCCATTAGAGTAAACTGGTCTTATATCTCCCATATGAATGTGTATAGGATACAGATCTCCTATATTGTCTTCTATAATATATTTGCAACCTTTAATTGGAAAGTCGCAAGTGCCTTCATATAAATCTTTTGCTATTATTCCCATTGTCAACCACCCCCTAAGCTATATTTATTAACAGAATTTAAATCTTGATTGTATAAAGATTCAACTATTTTTTGAGCATAAGGCAAGGTCAATTCAACTGATTTTACTAAGTTCTTTTTTTCTACCTGTGGTAATAGCTCGAAAACACGATTTATGGACTTTTGTTTCCAGTTGCCCCTTTTGTCTAAAACATTTCTCAATATTTGTATAGTAATTTCATTTTCAGCAGACGGTATCCATATAAAACCTTCATCGAATTGTTTTTTGATTTTAGTTTCATAAACATATTCATTAAATGAATGAGAAACAATCCAAGTAGTTTCATAATTCTTTAACGGACTATCGAAAAATAAAGAACTGTCTGTATCAATATAAAATCTTTTTTCTGCTATGTCATCGTTGTCTGGGCCTTTTGTTTTATAAGAATGATTGTTCATAAAAGCATACTCAGCAAATCCATATTCTCTAATCCAATGGCAATCAAGATGTTTTTTAATAATCTCCATGCACTCGTCAAAGTTAGTATAATGAGGGACTAAATCAATGTCATTATCACCAGAATCCGGCAACCTCAGAAAACCTCTGACTATAACATAATTTATGTCGTTTAAGTTAATTTCTTGCATTACATCCCAAAATTGTTGTTTATGACTTTCCATTGTTTTTCTCCTTCTGTTCATTAAGATATGTTGATATTGCATCATGAGATTTTTGTAAAGCATCTATTACATTTTTATTTTTTAAGTAATAATCAATAAATCCAGAAACCAACATATCTCCACAACCTAACACGTTCACACCGTCAATCTGTTTTACTTTAAAATGATCAATTTTTTCGCCTGTGTTATGATAATATGAACTTCCTAAAGAGTGATGCAAAATTAATCCTTTCTTTAAAAATTTACATATACGCTTTGGATCGCAAAACTCATCTTCATCAGACAAAAAAAGAAAATCCACATATTTGAGAATAGAAAAATCCTCAATAACTCTACCTCTACAAACATCCGCAGAAACTATTCCACTCTTAATATCTTTTATATAACTGATATCATTCAGTTCATTCAAATACATAATGTGGTTCCATTGTGATTCTTTCAAAGTCGGCTTTCTACATTTTAGACTTAAGTTTGCTATTGATGCTCGTTCGTTAGTATGCCTATTTATAAAAATCATTGCTTCACCAATATCAGTTGGTTCAATATATATTTTTAGATTTGGATTTAGCCTATTTAAATATTTCCAAACATTGCCAATCGACCCGATTGAGCAATCTTTTTTAAAGTTGTCAAATATCCTATCTAAAGTTATATGTCCATATATAGCAACATTATACATTAAAAAATCTCTTTACTATCTAGTTTTTCTATATCACCCATACTACAGTCTGGTACTAAGCCTCTTTGATGCAGTATGTTGTATAGCTGGCATACTACATTATTACCTCCGTCTGTAGGTATTATATTATATGTTCCACAAATGTCAAGAATATCTGGACAAGCATCCTGCGGACAATATTTATGTCCTACTTCTAACATAATATCTTTATCAAATAAATCATCTCCCACATATAATATCTCTGCTCTTTTTACGCTGTAAACGGTTTCTAATGTGGGTAAAAATGATTTCTTGTTTTCCCCCTGTCTTGCTGCGTAAAAATCTATGTTTCTATTCTTTGCCATATTTTCATTTATTTTTTTGTCTCCAGACAAAAAGCATACGTCTACGCCTGATGCTCTTAGCCTTTTGATAGCGGTAAAATCTTTATCACAATAAGTTTTAGCAAATGGCATACCATCTAAACCATAGTATTTCTTACCGTCTGTCAATACGCCATCTATATCCAGTATCACTAGTCCTAGCATTTATTTTACTCTCTGATAACACTTAGTAAATTATTAGACATATGATTAATATCATAATTATTTTGGTGAATATAATCTTTAAACACATACTCAGCAAATACATTAGGATAATTATCTTTTATATTTCTTAGATTACATTTTAATATATCTATATGGTATTGGTGCATGAGTGTTTTCATAATATAATAGTTACTACCAAAAACAATGTCTCCAACTTTAAAATTTTGGTCTGCCAACCCAAAGCAATTTACTTTATTGTTGTTAAAATTATCAAAAATGATAGGCTCTCTATAATCCAAATCAAATCTGCACTTAACTACAAGATCATAGTTACAATGAGAATCAATAATAAGATTGAATGCCCTATACCATGTGTGAGATTGAGCTATTATGCCATTTTGTATAAGTAGATTCGGCTGTATATGCTCAGGTGTTCCTATTACTTTTATTAATTTCTTTGTGTGTTCTCTAAAAAAAGAGTTTATCTCATGGTATTGATTCATGATGCAATACCGTTTTGGACTATAAGACCTAATTATATCTATTAAAACATCTTCTGATAATTTCTTGATATCTGTAGCATATTCATTTGGTTTTTCTTTATCTTCTACTCTTAGGTGAGTATGATCCCATACAGATAGATATATGTCTAAATCATGATTTTGATTAGCGAGTAGTATATTTTTATTAAAACTAGGAAGAGACTTTTTATATGTTCTAGATAAACCCGATAGAGTAATGGCTATTTTCATTAGTGTGTTTCTAGTAATTGTGCATTAGATACTATCTTCCAATCTTGTTCAGTATCAATATCTAAATTATATGGAAAGCCTAATTCTAGCAAATAAGGGTTCTTACCAATCCTATTGTCCTGATCCAACACTTCAGGCTTAAAAGCATATAAATATGAGTTTTCACAATAGTATTTAGGCAAGTCTTGGGTTTGTTCTAACTTCATAGGATTGTGATTAATGGGGCAGTAGCCATAAGACTCCTTTCTCCATAACCTTTGCTGCATAATATCCACACTAAATACAGAGTCGTGTCCTGCGACTAACTTATCTTGAGCAATTTTTAAATGTTCTACTTGCAGGAAGGGGGATGTCACATGGATTTGGCAAATATAATCTGTGACTTGGTAAAGCTCTCTAAAATTTTTTATGAGAGAAACAACCGATATTTTATCTCCTAATAAATCTTTATGTCTTGGATATGCTATAACATTATCAAGAGTCTCACATTCATTCATGATTTCTTTAGAATCAGTATCTATATAGACTGTATATTGATCAGAGACTTTGTCTACAGTATGTTTCCATAGAGGTTTACCCTGAAACATTCTAAAGTTTTTTCTCGGAACTCTTTGAGAGTTTTCTTTTATTGGTATAAATATTTTCATTTAGTTGTCTCTTTGAGGATTTTCCTTTATGTGAGAAGCAATCCATTCATTTGTAATATCAAAATGTTGTGATATTCTATGGGTATCTAAATAATTAATATTGCTTGATTGTTTTTCGTTTATAAATGTAGCAGCCAGAGTGTCTGATACATTCAATGGTCTGAAAAGGTTAAGATAAAAATATTTAATACTTAAAGAATCATTTAAGTTGTAATTAGCTGATCTTAATTCATCTATCTGTTTATAGGATGCAGATATTTCTTTCCACATATTATCCATACCTAATTTGGCAGCACCGGGGTTTTGATTGTATGCTCCACCAGTAGAAACTCCATTATCATAAACCATCTTATGGCTACAAATAACATTTTTAAAAAAAGGAATCTCTTGTATATTAAACATGTGACATGCATCAATGTCTACTCTATATTTAGTATACATAGGAAAGAACCAGTTCAACAAACTTTTATGAATCATTTTGAATCCAGCATGAGTAAATGGTATACAAGATTTTTCTCTACTCTGTAAATAGTCCATATCATGAGCATAAGGAGTATCCACCAAACTTTTACCGGGATAGTATGTAAGTACTGCTGGATTCCAATCTAAATCTTCTAAAACCTGTTCGCACGGATTTAAATTAGATCTAGTTGTCAAAATATAGTCATAATCCACAAAACCATAATAATCATATTGTTTGGGAACTAATTCAACAAGTGTATTTCTAGTTTCCGACCATACAGTATTAGGGCAAAACTTTAGAGCGTCTGGGTGTTCAGCATTGTGTGTGACAAAGAAAAAATCACAATCAGGCTTATCTTTAAAATATTCTATATGTTCTGGATTAGGTTTTTCGGGTGTGACTTGTAAGATGCAAAGTCTTTTACTCATAATTCTTGCTCCCATCTTTCTATCATTTCATCTATCATTGTATCGAATGTGTATTCTGGTCGCCAGCCTAAAACCTCTCTAGATTTTGTAGAATCTCCTTTAAGATATCTCAATTCTTCTGGCCTCATATATTTTGGATTTTGAACCACAAACTCCTTGTAGTCCATACCAAGTTTATTAAATACTACTTCACACAACTCTCTGACAGAATGACTTTCTCCTGTAGATATAATGAAATCATCTGGAATTTTATGATTAACTATCATATGCATCGCTCTAACATAGTCTTTTGAATGCCCCCAATCTCTAGAAGAATCCATATTCCCTAATTCTAATTGAGTAGCTAATCCTTTCTTAATAGAAACTGCTGTTTTAATAACTTTATTCGTAACAAAGTTAGAGCCTCTTCTTGGAGATTCATGATTAAACAAAATGCCGTTACAAGCGTGAAGCCCATAAGCATGTCTATAGTGCCTGACTAAGTTGTAACCCAAGACTTTAGAGCATCCATAAGGACTAACAGGATTCATAGGAGTGGTAAGTCTTTGCACGCCATCATCGTCTACAGAGTTACCAAACATTTCAGAAGATGAGGCTTGATAAAATTTAGCATATGGGCATAGGGTTTTATATATTTCTAACATATTCAGAACACCCAAGGCATTGGTCTGAATAGTATAGGCAGGCATATCAAAACTAATTCTAACATGACTCATGGCTCCCAAGTTATATATTTCATCTGGCATAACTTCGGTGAATATTCTTACTAATGATGGATAATCTAACAAATCGCCATAATACGACTTAACTTCTTTAGCGATATCATTTTTAGCAAGTCTGTAATTTTGATTTTCTGCTACTGAATGTCTTCTAACAATACCATGTACTTCATATCCTAAAGACAAAAGATATTCAGATAAGTAGCTACCGTCTTGTCCATTAATTCCGGTTATTAATGCTTTTTTCACTTAAAAATCTCCATTTGTGTTAAATCGGGCCAATCTAATGCTTGCCACTGTCTAGGTTTCCTTTTAATTGCTTCAGGTAATTTTTCTATACCTATTTTTGCTGTTTCTGGAGTCATGTAATAATGATAACCCATAGTACTAATATTTTGTTCTCTCCAAGGAATGTTCGGCAGTCTTCCGTCATATGACATTTTCTTGAGAGTCTCGTAACCTTCCTGACTATCTGTTAATATCATACCGCCTCTGCCTAAACTTAAATGTTTTTGAAACTGAAAACTTAGACACATAAAAGTATCCTTTATGTAGCTATTGGCTTTCCAGTTTACTGCTGCGTCTATAATGTTGGTGTTTCCTAAGAAATAATAGTCTTGCCAATCTAAGTCTTGCCAAGAAAAATTTATTTGTAATTTATTAGCCAGCATAGGTATTGAAATGTAAGTTCTTTTTGGAACAGAGTAATGCAAAGTATTTGTATATCTCAAACATAATTCTATACCATGAGTACAACAATCTACCGCAACAGCGTATGGTGAACCATAAAAATCAGCTATACTATCTTCAAAATCTTTTACTACTGTAAAATCGTTTTTACTCATTATGCCCTCCAATAAAAACTTTATCTTTGTCTCTTCCAAAATATGGCCCATTTTTAAATTCATACAGCAAGGTATCGTTTTCTAATATTTTTAATGAATGACCACCATCATAGATAACTGCACAGTCGCCATCGTGTAAGACTATAGAGTTAAGGTATGAGTCATCTAAATCATAAAAAACTCCCTCTGCTGAACCATTTAGTATCACCCAAGCCTCTTGGGTTTTTGTAACATGCTTATTGCACGGTAAATGTTTATGCGGCTTAAAAAAATCTCCGTTCAATGTTTTCTTAGCACCTACCTGCATAAATTCACTATCTGGAGTAATATTTTGTCTTTCTTGAGTAATATCTTCTTTTTTTGTTATTGTGCAGATTAATTTCTCTGGATTTACTTTAGAATAATAATTAATCATTTAGTACACTCCACATTCAACATAATATGTATACCATTTTTATCTTTGTGGGGAACATAAGCAGCAGAATAATCGTCATAATCTTTGGGAAGAAATGTCTCCCAATCATACCTCTTACATTCCTTAAATCCGTGACTGTATAATATTTGACTAAGATATTCGTAGTCATAAGCATTTTTCTTATAGGTCACACATTTTTTGCCTTCGCTATCTGTAAACTCCCATTTACCAAATATCGGACCTAAAACTCCCATACTATCAATTTTTTTATTTTTAAGGTAAAGTTCTACTTGTTTTTCAAAATCAACCTCAGAAATCCTTAACGTACCTCCTGTTCGCAGGACTCTGTACCATTCTGTCAAAACTCTTTGGGTTTCTTCTTTATCCAAATAACCTATCGCACCACAGTTGTATATCTCATCAACACTATTGTCTTGAAACATTGATAGATCAGACATATTTGTACAGTAATCAATATGAGGTAAATTATGTATATCAATATGAATATAACCATTTAAGTATCTTTTGCCACACCCTAAGTGTAGTTTAATTTTATCATTCATCTATAATACTTCCTGCTAGTCTAAAAGTGTCTTGTTCATAATCCTTTCCACCTCTTAAGCCTTCAGTAAAAACTATAAACTCGTTATCTTCTACAATTTTTAAGGCGTGTATTTCGTTAGGAGGGGTGGATACTAAGTCTCCCTTTTGAAGTAATACATGCTTGGATTTTTCGTCTGAGTCTAAAGTTTTATACCAATATTCTAAAGACCCTTTTGTTATCAGCATGTGTTGGGTTGTTTTTTTATGATAGTGGTTTCCTCTTATAGCCCCTTTTACAGATTGAATAATTGCAACATGGTCTATATTATGTTTGTAAAATATATCTACTATTGTTCCTCTTTCATCTTCATGTTTTTCGAGAGGCTCTTTGGGTGTATCCCAAACATTATTTTTATTCATGTTCAGTCCTATTCATAAAAATTTACATATTCTATTTGTGGATTGAGTTCTTTTATTTTATTTTTTATAACATCGGATAAATTCCAAGAGAGTATGATTGCACATACTTTATTGGAAGATTTAATTTTACCATCACCAAAAATATCAATATTAGAAAGAGGAGTCTTTTTATTTTGTTTATGCTCTGAAGTATCTGTAATATAGTCAACAATAGTATCGTTTAAACTTAAAAAATTTAGAAGTGTATTTCCTTTTGCCGCTGCTCCTATACCAATAATTTCATATCCATTTATTTTGTAGTCTAATATTGTCGATAAAAATTTAATCTTTCTATTTTGAAGTTCATTACTAACACTTTTGTAAACATCTTGTGAGAATAAATATTCTTCATTTTTAATCATTTCTTTAGCACTTGAACATTGTGTACCATCAGTGTTGTGTTTAGCCACAACTCGCAATGATCCTCCATGATAATCTACTACAGATATCTCTTCTATACTAAAACCACACATTGTTAGTAGTTTTGATAAAGATTTTACAGTAAAATAACTTACATGCTCATGATAAATTTGATCTATCTTTCTAGAATCTATGGTGTTTTTCCAATACGGAACTTCAAAAATAAAATACCCATCTTCTTTTAGTAATGTCCTAACCCCTTCGGTAAATGATACAGGATCATCTGAATGATTATATACATTATTAGCAACAACAACATTATATTGACCATGAGTATTAACAACACTTACAGCTTGTTCTTTGTCAAAAACACAACATCTAGCTGGAATATTATTTTTTCTTGAAATATTACACATTGATTTAGAAGCGTCAATGCCAAGAACTTCATTACTTAAATACTTCTTAAATTGACTTAATAAATATCCATCATTAGATCCTATTTCGCAAATTGTAGAATTTTTATTGAGATTTAATTTTTGTATGACATATCTAGCAAAATCATTCCAATGTGTTCTAGAAGTGTTGGAGTTGGAGGAAGTGTAAGAGTAGTCAAATAAATTATATCTATCAGATGGATCAGTTATAGATTCAGTTTGTATATGTTTACAATCTTCACACATAACACAAGACAGATTATATACTGGCATAATATCGTTTTGGCATTCTTCATTGACAAAAGTATCAGCAAATGGATGCAAACCTAAATCTAAAATTTTTGTCATTTTTTTAGAATTACAGATTAAGCAATTATCTCTTTTCATTTTTTACTTTCAGAAAATTATGTAGAGCGAAATAATTGTAAGGCTTCTTGTAATGAGGCTTTATCAAAACATTCTAATTTAGATACAGGGCTACAATTTATCATCCTAATCCCATGTTCTTTAGCTAATTGACCAAAGGCACACCAAGTAGGTTTCATAAACTCTTCCCCTCTAGGAATATTGTATCTATCTCCTGTTTGTTGATAATCATCAAACCAGTAATTAGGGTTTTTCTCAGGAGTTTTGGTAATCCTCAACCCTGACTTCCAAGGGGCAGCACCTTGAACATAATTAACGTAGTTACAATCTACTCCAACCAGAATGATTTTTTTATATCCTAAACACATAGCTACAGAACAGGCGTTTGCTCCACTGTTACCATTATCAGTAAAAAATTTAAAATCTTCAGGTGTCTTATTAATGTGATGGGTATGACCATAAAGCTGCATATTAATATGAGTAAAATTTGGCTTATCAGAAATGTTGTTTATATAAAAATGTCTTTGTATTTTACCGGTATCAATTAGCTTAACAAAGTTTTCTTGATGACAGTCAGTAACGATTTGATCAAAACAACCATGATATGTAGGATACCAGTTTAATTTTTCATATACTCTGTATGCCCCATTTAAACCAAAAGTATCACAACCTTCTAATAAAGACCAATCTAATTCTTTTAATGATGGGCCATTACCCATTACGACTAATATTTCGTTCATATTATTTGTGTATAAAGTATACATCCTTCCTGTCGTTTTGATATTTTTTAAATTCACTTGTAAAAGGCTCACCTAACAGTAAATGTTTGTCAGACATCATATGTCTAAACACATATTGACCAACCCACATATCTGCATTAAAATGAGGATTGGCTAAGTCTGTTCTAACTTGGCAAAAGGTATCTAAAAATAACATTATATTGCTATAATTTCCACCTATTACTCCCATATTAATAAGATCAAGTTTTCTTTGTAGATGCTGCATGGCGAACCAAGAATAGTTTTCCCATCCAGCCTGTTGATGAATACCTAAATATCCAAAATCAGCTAACTTAATACTGTCTTTACAGATAAAGAAATCTACATCAGGATAATCTGTAATAACTTTAGCAGGGTCTTGTACTACTGTTACATCTGAACCATCTGTTAAAAATACGGAATCATACTGTTTGTCTTTTAAAAAATCCTTGTATACAAAAAATCTCCAATCGTTATTAGAGTATTCTGAAGGGTTGACTTTTACAAATTTAATATTATCGTTTTGATATTTGTTCACAAAGTCAGGCAATAAATTATCATAAAAAACCACACCTTGCAATCCTAGACTATTGATAGAATTATACCAAGGTGCAATATATTTTATATCGTTTTGCAAAACTCTTCCGTCATCAGTTTTGCCCACCACCCAGCGATCATTAGGGTCATTAGGGTGTATTTTTTGAGAAAAATAAGTCGTAAAGATTACTGAATTACTCATTAAGAAAATACCATCTATTTAAAGAGTCTATGTTAGCGCTAGTGTTAATGTGATATAAGTATGATATAATACCATCCCATGTATCGAAAAATAATTCGTGTGGAATAGTACCAAAAAGCCAGTCTGGACAATTATGTTTACCCTGTTGTATATGAACTATAATAGGCTTCTTTTGTCTATTGGCAAGAAAAATTTCTTCTAAAGTTCCACAGGGATGAGTATCTATATCTAGATGTACAATTAAGAAGTCACTTATATCAACCAGCCTTAAATCAACTGCTCTAATGGTTTTCATTATTTCAGTTAGTTGATCGTATTTTTTAGCGAGTTTTAAGGTTTGCTTGACTTTATGTGTTTCTTCATTCTCTAAACCTATAGCCCCTGGTTTTTTAATAGGATCAAATACATTAATGTCTAATGTTTTTAAAACAGGAGTAATATGTTCTCTCCACCCCACTCCTCTATCTGGCACTCTATCCATAGCGCCAGCTAGATATACACGCTGTCCTTTAAGTCTATTAGTCACGGGTATAGCCACCAATAAAACTAACTATCATAATAAATAATAAAAAAATATAATAATCACTACGCATAAATAGTTACCTCCATGCCCTGCCAACAATCTTTAATTAAATCAGATATTGTAGACCATTTTCCTCCAAAAGTATTAGTAATGCCAATATCTTGTTTACTACAATGTATTTGTATATCTTTATCAAATTTTTTCTTTAGGTTTGTGGCTGCGTTTCTAATGTCTAGCATACATTTTACTAGATGAGCATAGTTAATATTTCTTCTATGTCTTTGGTGTTTGCCAACAAACATTTTACAGAAATAGATATTATTATTTTTAAAAGTTCCTACTTTAATAAAATTGCTTTGACCTAGTTTCTGTTTGCCCTCATACTCAGATGTTTTTAGCACAGGAAATACATAACTTGCTTCTTTTAGCAATCCTGTAGTTTTATTATTAGATATGTTACAAGCTACTGGCACTATAATATCACATTCTTTATATGCATCTATAGCAGTCATAACCTTACCAGAGGCTATATCTCGAATACTATCTAAAATATTTTCCTCAGACACAGAATAAGGCAATAAAGATTGCATCACCATTTTCCTACTGGACATTTTTGATCCTTCCAAGCTAGTTTGTTCATAAAAATTTTCTTATCCGATAAATTACATCCACACTGATTGCAGGTTGCTTTAATTCCATGCTGGTCAAACCTGTCAACAAAATTAAAATATTTACACTCTGTACATATACTATATCTATCATTAATGAGTTTCTGCGAACTCTTTTTCATTCCTGTTTTGATATGAGTATATAATGCTTTAATAAAATTTTTGATTTTTTGAGTAGTAGAGATACTCATCATCCAGTTCCTCTTCCTGAACGTGTCTTTTCCTTTGTTTGAATTTTTTATTCTTTTGCTTTTCAGCATCAAAATCTGTTTTATGTTTTTCTTTATGCTTTTTTTTATTTTTTATATAACTCGACATTTGAACCTCTGTTATCATTATAAGCCCATACTCTATCTTGTCAAGAAAGAACAGGAGTGATAATACCTCTAGAATGATATGTTTTAAAAATATGTTCTGGTTTTAAGCTATACTTAGAAAAATGCTCAATATAATCATATTTAGTTAATTTTCTTTTCTTGTACGCCAATAGTAATGCAGCACATCCTGCCGCAAATGGATTTGCCATACTAGTTCCTGTCATATTAGCATAACTATCGTCAGGGACGCAACTAATAACATCTTCTCCCGGCGCTAAAAAATCTAACTCACTTCCATTACTACAACTAAATCTAGATATTTTAAAGTTATTACTAATAGAACCAATAGAAATAGTATCTGTATATTTAGCTGGATATGATAATTCTTTGCTTTGTCCACTATTACCAGCAGCACAAAATAAAGCACACCCTTTATCGACTGCATAATTTATACATTGTCTTAACATTAAAGAACCAACAGGAGTTCCTAAAGACATAGTTATAATGTCTGCACCATTATCGGCTGCGTATAAAATAGCCTCGCCAATATCTCTAACACTACCAGAACCATCATCTCCTAGACTTTTTAAAGGCATAATTTTAGATTTAGGAGCAACTCCCACTATACCTTTTTTATTATTACGGGCAGCAATAGTACCAGCAACATGAGAACCATGACCATTACGATCAACAGGAGATTTATTTCTTTCACAAAAATTATAACCGTCTACTAAACTTTCTTGTAGGTCTGGATGGTCTAAATCACAACCAGTATCTATAACAGCAACTACAACACCTTCTCCCTGTGATTTTGCCCATTCTTTCTGGACATTAAATTGAGATATAGACCAAGGAATAACTTGTTGATTATTATAATTTAAGCCATAAATATTTTTACGAATAAATGGTAATAGTTTACATTTCTGTCTTGACAACATGCTTTTGTATCCATTCTAAATAAGGGTATATTTCTGTAAAAGAACCTTTATCTCCATAACTAGAATCTGCTTTACCATCCATGCCTATAATGCAAGAGGTTATACCAGCCAAAGCACCTTTAACAAATAAGCCTCCACCACTGTCTCCAGTATTAGGTAGCCACTCTAGAGTTGTTTTGGTATGGTCTTTAGACCCTGTGACTAATACACAATCGTTACGTCTATCTGAAACAATATTAGAACCACCTCTTATTTTATCATCTAATACTTTATCTTCACTTTTAATTCCAGTCAACATACTACCAAAGAAACCAAACCCAGCCATCGCACAGGTATCTCCTATTTTTATTTTTTCTTTGTATAATTTAGGTTCTATGATATCATCTCCAAATCCTTGCTTACAAAAACCTAGAGCGATATCTGATTTATGCTCTTTAAGATCAAAATCTTTATGAATAATAAATTTATCAATAAAATATGCATTACCATTATGTAGAATCTTAATACTATCAACCTCTCTACCTTCTGGTATGTGTCCGGCAGTTATTATCCAATGTTTATTTAAAATTACACAAGAAGCAAAGCCATAAACTGTACCGTCCTCTTCTTTAGTTGTAGTAACTAATTGCTTAACACAATAAAATTTCTTGCCAAATTCTAAATATTTAGATTCAGGAACATCGTGTCTCATACTTCCAGCTAATACAGATGAAGATAAACACAACATTAAAAATAAGGTTTTCATGGTCTTGCCTGTAGTTTCTTATAATAATTATCGCAGTCCTGAATAACATCTACATTCCAGCTTTTCCAGTATTTTAAATGTCCAAATATTATATGGCAAGGATCAGCGCAGAGAGTAATTAAATTGTCTGGAGATAATTCTAGTTCTGGATATTTATGTACTGGTAGTATATGGTGGACTTCCAGTTTGTCCTTTTTGCCACATGCTGCACAGTAAGGTTGTTTTTTGAGATGTTCTTTTCTAACTTTTGACCAACTAGAAGAACGTCTAGCACATCTAACAGGAATAAAGTTAAAAATAGAAAATATCATAATATAATTAATACACCGAAAACTAATACTTTCCTAATATACGACCTTTGCTAGTTCTTCTGACATATCCCATCCTAACAAGATATGGCTCAATACTATTCTCTATAGTATCCATAGCAATCCCCGTCATGCTAGAAATATTTTTGATGCCTAAAGCAGTACCTTTATTGTCTTTAAGAACTTCCATATACTTTCTATCGTTTTCATCTAATCCCGAGGAGTCTATTCCCTGTTCTGCAAAAACTTCTTCTACGCTTACAGAATCATCTTTAAAGTACAATTTATAATTTTGATACCATTCTAGTCTAGCGTTTAAAATACGAGGTGTACCTTTGCTTCTAACGGCAATTTGATATGCCGTATCGTCATTCATAGAAAATCCTGACCTTTGAGCATTCAATCTTGCTAGTTTAGCTAGTTCATTTTCGGTATAAAAAGTCAAATGTTCCTTAATTGTAAATCTATCATAAAAAGGCTGAGTCAAAGTACCACCGCTAGTTGTAGCACCCACTAAAGTAAATGGAGGTATTTCGATTTCCTCTGGCTCTGAATCAATAGCAATATTAGCAGTAAAATTCTCCATTACTGGATAAAGAAACTCTTCTACTAATTTAGGCAGGTTGTGTATCTCATCAATAAATAAAACACAATCTCTTGTAACGTTGTATAAGTATTTCATTATATTTCCAACGCTACGAATTGCTGCTGCATTTGCCGTAATTAATTCACTACCTAACTCTTCAGCTATCGCTGCTGCTATAGTAGTTTTACCTAATCCCGGTGGCCCATCTAACAAAACATGAGACATAGGCTTGTTTTGCTGTTTGCAAGCAAAAGTTGAGATTTTTAATCTTTTAATTACTTCTTCTTGACCAATAACATCATCAAAAGAACTGGGTCTGAAACTTTGCATCTTAATCTTCCTTAAAGTTTTTTGTCCAAAAAATAAAATCGTTTCTATCTTCATCAAAAGCGGAATCAAGATAACCTTTTTTAACTAGAATTGAAATCATGTTACTAATAAATCTTCTTTGAATATCTTCAATAACGTCACCAACTGCATCAATGCTTATTAGGTATACTTTTTCTTTAGTTTTTTTATGTCGTAATCTTTTAGTTTTATCTTTAACTATGGTCACACATTCTGAAAGGGCTAATAAATTGTTTAATTCTTCTTTTTCGTCATCTGTTAAATCGTTAATGTCGCAATCAAGTAAAAAGTCAGGTTCCTCTTCAGTATCTTCTTCGTCTATGTATTTAAGTACTGAGCCGTTAAAGTTAATATAAACCATAGTTCTAAGATAGTTTGTAAACTTATCAAGGTCGTCTATTTCTAGCCATTCTGAATCTTTGCTCATTTTTATATCCTTAATTTAAGTTATCAAACAAACCTTTGTAATAACGTGGTTCTTTTAATATATATTTAGAGTGACTTTGTAAATAGTTTAAATATCTTTGTGCAAGTTTATTATCAATAAAGTATTCTTTTTTCCATAAAGGTTGACTTGTCATACCTTCTGGTAGTTCTGTAAGTTGTGGGTTTGTATTTGCTCCGACTATCCATACATTGTCTTGTTCTTGTACTATATCTTTAATAGCTTCTTCCAACCATAATTCCCAAGTTTCCCAATCAAATTTAAACTCTATTGGTTCTTGGTTTGTTTCTGGGTAATAATTGTAATAATCATCATCATATTCGTTATGTTCTGGTTCTTCTTTATCATACATAAGAAGGCTCCTGTCTAAGAAAGGTGCAGTACCTATTCTCTATTATACCCCACAATCCAGAAATGTCAACATAGAAAAGAGGTGTGGCGGGATCGAACCGCCATAGCCCTAATTGCCCACCTACTATCACAGGAAACTAAAACTCATCATCATAATCTTCTTCAAATTGATCCCAGTAATCTTCATCATACTCATCATAAACTGTAGAGTATTCTTCATTATCAACATAAGAGTCTGCTTCAAATTCAGCCTTGTAAAGAGGCTTTGGCAATTCACCCTGATACAGACCGACTACTTCATATTTACAAGTACGAAGTTTCTCGCAATTACAATCGCTAGGGACACTAACAACATCTTCAGGATTGATTTTAACAATCACGATATTGTCACCAGCATCAACACTACCATAAGTAGCGACATAGTTCAATGCACCTGCATGAAGACCTTGTGAACATCCAACCTTACGGTTATCGTCTACCTTTGCTCTACGCATTTCGCAGACCTTACCAACACTATTGTCAAATGTACCTCTCCACTTATCCTTGAAATTACTATTGACTGCTTTATATGCAAGAAAGCATCCGTCTTCAGTGATAGGTAGATTTTCATGCTCTAAGAAGTCATACAGTTCTTGCTGACTCTGCATACTTGGATTTTGCATAAGATTTTCCAAGAACTTTACAAGAGGCTCGAAAGGCAAACCTTTACTCATAAATTCTAGGATACGCTTACTGATACTGCCATGAACTTCTTCACCCTCAAACATTACCTTGCCATTTACGATTGATACTTGTCCTTGGCTAAAAGTAGCAACCGCCTTTTCAATGTCTACCAGTTCTAGCAACTCATCTTCTGTTGCTGTTGGTAGTGCTTCCAGAATCAACTTGTAATTAGTATGATCTGGAATTACTTGGTGAGCCTTGTTTTTTAAGATCACCGTTAAGTTACCATCAACCCACATAAAAGGAACACTCATAATTAAACTCCTGTGATAAAAACCTTAAACCAAATTTCCTATTGCTGTTCTCAGTTCGCTGAGTTCAACATTGTCAAACCATTTGTCTCGACCATAGTAACCATTGTTGTGAATATTTGTAGGATCACTGTCTTTGATCTTCTCAATATCCAACTCATCGTTACCACTAACAATATACTTTAGTATCGGTGACTTGTCAATAGCACCTTTAAGAATTTTTCTAAGACTATCCATTTTAGGCAGAGTCTTGATGATTGCCTGACTATGTGATTTCTTACCTGTTGGCAATTCTTCATAACCATACAGTTTCTTAAATTCATAAAGCATGTTATTTAATTTAAGCATCTTAGTGTTAATATCTTTTGCATCTTCTACGATATTATATTGACTTGCTATATTATTTACATGCTGTTCAAGTTGTTGTCTACTAAATACTCTAAGATTAAAATATTCACTATTTGCAACTTTAGCAAAGTAGTACATAAGTAGCCACTGATCTATAGCCTGAGTGACTGTCTCGTTTTTAATATAGTCTTTGTAGTCAAGACCATAGATATTTAAAAGATTAGCCATTACAACTCTATCTGAACGCTCAGGAGTGTTAGACCACCGTGCTTTCTTCAATAGGTCTGAAGTGCAATACTCTTTGTCACAGTAGTTTATGACTGCATCATACTTGCCTACTTCTTCTCTTAGTTTCTTAGAAATTTTTGCAGCCTTACTCTTAAACCATTTGTTAAAGCAAACCAGATTGATGCCTTGCTTTTGTAGTTTAGATACTGCACCTTGCTTGATAGCGTAGATATTATATCTCTTGAATAGCAAACCACCCAAGACGTTATCTTTACCTGCTAGACTATAAATCTTACTCAAAGCAGGATAGGGACTAACAGAAGCATATCTAGTAATAGGAACATAGATTACTTGTTCAGCATCTTCTAGTCCTTCAACCAGACTATCACTTAGTTCACAAAGATGAGTAGAATCATTCAGATTGTTACCACTCAGATTGGAACATTCATCAGGTTGATAATCTTTAGAACTTTTTAGTAGAAAGATTTCGTCTTTACTAATCATACCAGCACCAGTACCACTTCTTCCCTTGGTGCTAGATTGTAGCAGACTACGGTACTCAGAAATATTCTTGACGTTCTCTTCTCCACCAATATCTTTGATAAGTTTAGCGAAACCCTCACCAGAATCTTCTGCTGGATTTTGAGTGTCAATCATAAGATATGCCATACAATCATTCTGATTACAATATCTAATCGCAATCTTCTTGGCAGTCTCAGGACTTCTAGTGTCGCAGACAAAGAAGGCTAGAGGATTACTCTTACGAGTTTTATCCCAATAGTTTGACGATCTACCTTGCAGAGTCTCATGGTGGATGTGATCTGTAAGATATAACATCCTCTTAGAACGATGACTAGCAGTACGATAATTAATAACATACAGCTGCTTATGTTTACCTAGTTTATAATCTAGGTCTTTACCAGCAGATAGATCATGCTTCTTACCTTCTGGATCAATCCATTCTGCACCAGCAGTATATCCACCAGCAATATCAGCCAGCTTATAATATGTCTGGTAAGCATCTACAAGATTAGTACACTCTTCAACCTTAGTTGACATATTGCTCTTGAGTTGCAGATAAATATCCTGAGTCTTTTCTCTAAGAGTCTTAATAACAGACTTAGTATACTGTAGACCTTCTCTACTAACATCCATCTCTAGTTCACCAATATCACAGGTGATTTCAAGATACATGCCAGAGTTTAGAATCTCTTTGACTAAATTAGTCCAGTTATCTACGTCTGCTTTCTTAAATGCTCTGTTCCATCGCTGGATAGCATCACTCTTTTGCTCTTGTTCTTCTTTACCGATAATTTTATCGGAATCTACTGGGTACGCAATATTACCCATGATAGCGACAATACCAGCACCGGGACTATTATATGTGCTAGGATACTTGTCATCATTATCAGAGATTCTACCAACACGCCAGTTCTTCCCTTCTATAATAACATTATGATGACAATACTGATGATCCTCAAGAAGTGTACAAGTGCCACCTTCCATAATTGGCTTAGTCTTAAAGTAATGAAAGATTCTCTTAGACTTATTAGTAAATTCTTGAAAGTCATTCTGCTTTACTGCAAAACTAATCTCAAGACCATTAGGCTCATCTGTATGACTGATTCCGAATAGACTTAGGCTAGGCACACCATTCTCGTCCATAGCCGCTATGTAGTTGTATGCTTGCCCATTGTAGTAACTAGTTGTACTAAAACTCTTAGTGTAAGCAAATGGACTCTTAGAACCAAGACCAAGACAACCAGTAAAATCGTTACTGTCATTCTTATTACTAGCCCCGTAAGTCGTATAAAGTTCTTCCATGTCTTCCTGAGAAAGTCCCGTACCATAATCTCTCACCGTAAAATTGGGATTAGCTTGCGTAGGTAGAACAACCTTAAAGGGATTCCGATTCCCTGCCGCAATATGAGCATCGTTAGCATTAGTGGACAGTTCACGAATAACTGCCATGACCTTATCAGAATACAATGAGTCTGATAAAATCTTAAACATTTTACTTGTTTGAGCAATACTAAACTGGTTATTGCTATCAACACCATTAGAATGAATTTCAACTGTACGATCTGCAAGTTTCATTTGTAGTCTCCAAAAAAAGTTTCCTGTCCTGTGATATTCTAATTATACCATCGTCTGTTTGCTGTGTCAAGCATTAATCTGATTCGGGATTTTCTGAATCATCTTCGTAATCTTCTGGCTCGACATGATAAGGATCAAATTCCTCCTCATCTTCTTCATCAGTTTCTTCTATAAACTCAAACATAGACATTTTATCAAGTAAAAAATCTAGTTTGTCATCTATAATTGATAAACTTTTAATAATACTATTTGTCCTTTTAACTAATACATTATATTTAGTTTCTAAAGACTTATGATGTTTATCTATTTCTATTAGGACTTTTTCTAATTCGTTATCTGCCACATTAATACCTCCAGATAAATATATCAGTGTATTAATTTTATACACCAAATTTTGATGCTTTATGCGGTAAAACACAAAGCATCACCATAAAAAACCAACAAATAAATCAGTCTATTTTACTTACTTCTCTACCATTACGAGTAATTGCACCAGCAAAAACTCTTAAATCCACGTTATCATTAATAGTCCTAGTTGATCCATCTGCATATACTGTGTTCATAACACCGGGATGAAAACTAAATGCTTCACCATCATTAATAACATTAAAAGGAACATTACCGGGACAATTTTTACATTTATCACCGTTACTATCTACTCCATGTAGTTTAAATGGCCCCAATGAATCTGCCCAACCAAGACACTGGTTAGTATCTCCGGTTGGAGTTCTACCTCCATTAATATTAGCCTTATAAGTATCAGGTCTGCTTCCACACTCTACGATCATAAGTGTATTAGAAAAACCATCAATAATTTCTTGCTCTTTAGTTACTTTATCTTTTATCAAACAACCATCATCACCAGTTTTATTAGCATAAGGATCACTACCAGCAGGAAATATCTTATCCTTAACTCCAGTGAATGTTTCATAGTCTGTATAACCAAGAACATTTGGGTCTAAACTTGGTGCAGCACTATCACTATCTCTAGTAGGCCCATCAATATTAGCATAACCACCATTAGGAGGTAGTGCAGATGGACATTTGAATACAGCGGCTTCTGTAGCAATCGCAGCAGTATTCTCCCACCAATTTTTATTAAAATCATAAAGGTCTGCTACATTACCTTGTTCTAAATTTGCAAGAACAAATGCTCTCCAACTATGTTCTGTTCTTGAAGGATTGCCGAGAGAACTAGGAGTCTCAGATAAATCTTTGGCTTCGATAGTCCAAGCGGCAGCAGGAAAATATCTTTTCTGATCTAAACTCATGTGCATAGCCAAACCTTGTTGCTTTAAATTATTAGAACAAGATGCTCGTCTTGCTGCTTCTCTAGCAGATTGCACGGCAGGTAGTAACAATCCAACTAATACTCCAATAATTGCGATAACTACCAGTAATTCGATCAGAGTAAAACCTTTGCGATTTTTCATTATAATATTCCTCTTATATGGGGAAGTAGGCGAGAGGCTACAATTAGCCTTGATTATCTATTATACCCATACCGGCAAAAAATACAAGGCCATAGACTGTTAGTATTGTGTTAAATTAATAAGAATAAATATGTACAGGATTGCCCGTTAATTCTGTAATAAATTGTGTTGCTTCATGTATATCATAAAAATCAGCTATGGCTTTTCTGGGTCTAAAATAATCTTTTTTATATACAGCAAATACTCTGTAAAATGGATCATCTAAACCAAACTCATCAGTATCTAAAAAATCTTCTGCTGTTTTTAATTCTTGTATAATAGTACCACCATCGTAGTCATTCATTTCTCTACAGGTGATAATTTCAAAAGCATTAATAACAGATTGTTTGTTAGTGTTTAATGTAAAAGCATTACACAGTCTGTTTGACCGCTGCATTTTCTTGCTCCTGTAATTGTTTTTGTGCTTTGTGTAATTGTCTCAGTCTTTCTTTTTGTAGATAGTCGTAATATCCTAGAAAAACTTGAGAAGTGATTACGCCCATCCCTGCGATGAGCGTAACCACAACACCGCACACGAATAGTGCGAAATTATCCATTATTAAAATATCCTCCCAGAGAAAGGATGCTAGGAACCCACAGTCCTACAAAGATAGCCTGTTCCTTGGCAGTTGATTGATCTCCTAAAAACCAAAGAGAAACACTTAGTACAAAACTGGCAAATGCTGCCAACACAAAATAACTCTTACTACTCATCATCTATCTTTCTAGTTAAGGTAAAACAAATCTACAATAGGAGTGGCGGGAGTCGAACCCGCACTGG